ATGCTGGAACAAATGGGCATTGCCGCGAAGCAAGCCTCGTATAAATTAGCGCAACTCTCCAGCCGCGAAAAAAATCGTGTGCTGGAAAAAATCGCCGATGAACTGGAAGCACAAAGCGAAAGTATCCTCAACGCTAACGCACAGGATGTTGCAGACGCGCGTGCCAATGGCCTTAGCGAAGCGATGCTTGACCGTCTGGCACTGACGCCCGCACGGCTGAAAGGCATTGCCGACGATGTGCGCCAGGTGTGCAATCTCGCCGATCCTGTGGGGCAGGTAATCGATGGCGGCGTACTGGACAGCGGCCTGCGTCTTGAGCGTCGTCGCGTACCGCTGGGGGTGATTGGCGTGATTTATGAAGCGCGCCCGAACGTGACGGTTGATGTTGCTTCCCTGTGCCTGAAAACCGGTAACGCGGTGATCCTGCGCGGCGGCAAAGAAACCTGTCGCACTAACGCTGCAACGGTAGCGGTGATTCAGGACGCCCTGAAATCCTGCGGCTTACCGGCGGGTGCCGTGCAGGCAATTGATAATCCTGACCGTGCGCTGGTCAGTGAAATGCTGCGTATGGATAAATACATCGACATGCTGATCCCGCGCGGTGGGGCTGGTTTGCATAAACTGTGCCGCGAGCAGTCGACAATCCCGGTGATCACAGGCGGTATAGGCGTATGCCATATTTACGTTGATGAAAGTGCAGAGATCGCTGAAGCCCTGAAAGTAATTGTCAACGCGAAAACTCAGCGACCGAGCACATGTAATACGGTAGAAACGTTGCTGGTAAATAAAAACATCGCAGATAGCTTCCTGCCCGCATTAAGCAAACAAATGGCGGAAAGCGGCGTGACGTTACACGCTGATGCAGCCGCGCTGGCGCAGTTGCAGGCAGGCCCCGCGAAGGTGGTGGCTGTTAAAGCCGAAGAGTATGACGATGAGTTTCTGTCATTAGATTTGAACGTCAAAATCGTTAGCGATCTGGATGACGCCATTGCCCATATTCGTGAACACGGCACGCAACACTCCGATGCGATCCTGACCCGCGATATGCGCAACGCCCAGCGTTTTGTTAACGAAGTGGATTCCTCCGCTGTTTACGTTAACGCCTCTACGCGTTTTACCGACGGCGGCCAGTTTGGTCTGGGGGCGGAAGTTGCGGTAAGCACACAAAAACTCCACGCGCGCGGCCCAATGGGGCTGGAAGCTCTGACCACTTACAAGTGGATCGGCATTGGTGATTACACCATTCGTGCGTAAATAAAACCGGGTGATGCAAAAGTAGCCATTTGATTCACAAGGCCATTGACGCATCGCCCGGTTAGTTTTAACCTTGTCCACCGTGATTCACGTTCGTGAACATGTCCTTTCAGGGCCGATATAGCTCAGTTGGTAGAGCAGCGCATTCGTAATGCGAAGGTCGTAGGTTCGACTCCTATTATCGGCACCATTTAAATCAATAAGTTACACATCATTAGTACCTTCCTTATTTTTTGATTGGGACAAATTTGGGACCGATGGGTTCAGGATCGAGTCTATTTGCCGTGCGTGTTCGGTAAGGTGATTAGGTGCAAGGTGAGCATATCGACGAACCATTTCGATAGACTCCCAGCCTCCCATTTCCTGTAACACTGACAACGGGACTCCGGCTTGAACCAGCCAACTTGCCCAGGTGTGTCTCAAGTCGTGAAATCTGAAATCATCAATACCAGCCCGTCTCAGCGCCGCTTTCCAGGCTGTGTTTGCGTCATACCGCATCTTCCTTACTGTTGGCGCTTTCGTTCCGTCTGGTTTGGTACAGCTTTCCTTGTACACAAATACCCAACGGTGATGATTCCCGATTTGTTTTTTCAAAACGCGACATGCAGTATCATTCAGCGCAACGCCAATTGCGCGGTTTGATTTACTCTCTTCCGGGTTTATCCATGCCACCCGGCGCTGCATGTCTATTTGTTGCCATTCAAGGTTGATGATGTTCGAGCGTCTTAAGCCTGTTGCCAGTGCAAATTCAACAACAGACTTTAATGGCTCCGGACATTCATCAATCAGCCTTTGTGCTTCATGGGGCTCCAGCCAGCGGATCCGTTTATTCTTTGGTTGAGGCACTTTAATAATTGGTGCCTTATCCAGCATTTTCCATTCACGCTCTGCGGCTCTTAGTAGGGCCTTTATAAATGAAAGATGCGTAGCCTTCGTTGCAACGGACGCTGGTTTTGGCGTGTATTCTGGAACAGGTTTCCCTTTTTTTCTGCATGCTTCTGCCCTGAGTTTCCAGTTTTCCTCATGACGCCGGTTCGTCATTTTCTGCATTGCTGAATAAATTTTTGATTCAGTAATGTCTCTTAGTTGCATTCCTGCGAAATGTTGAAGCCAGAATCCGATCCGGCTTTTGTCATCGTCCAGTGATTTTTTATGTGCTTTCTCTTCAAGCCACCTGACACACGCTTCCTCGAACGTTATATCAGGTATTTCACCAAGTTTGCTGACCCGCCATGCTTCAGCCTTTAGCTTGTCATGGAGTTCTGTCGCCTGCCTTTTGTCCTTTGTTCCAAGAGACTGTTTAAATCTTTTACCGTTCGGCAATGTGAAACTGGCGTACCATATTTCACCTCTGCGGAAGAGTGACATTTTCTTTCCTCTGTTATGCCATCACCCGCGCTCACCTGGACAGTATGCAGCGGAGACTGAAGCGCCGCAATGCAGGCTTGTCGCGTTGTGAGGTAAGGAGATTTTGGTTTAGTGGGGTCTTTGCGTGTTGCCTGTAGGCGGCCTGTTCGTATCCAGTTGGTGGCGGTTGGTCTGGATATCTTAAGAAACTGACAGGCCTCATCGAGTGTGAGGCTGTATGATTCCATGGTTACCTCTGCTTTTTGAACGCATGTCACGTAACTTCTTAATGTGTTCTGCCGTTTCGATCTCTTCTGCTATCCGATCTGCATCAGCTTTATTCACAGGTTCAAAGTCATGATTAAAGCGGAACATGCTGGCGATACATGTTCTGCCTTTTCGGATGTAGTGAACTTTGTTGTGGGTAGAACGCAGGATTTTGCAGGGAGTGCCGTGGTGGTCGACGTACCAGGTGTTAGGAAAAATGATTCTGAACATTTTTACACCTCAGTTGGACGATGTTGAAATTTGCTGCTTTGAGGCCATCACAATCCCCATTGTTTGTTCTTAAGTTCGATCTCCTCCTGGCAACTTGCACAAGTCCGACAACCCTGAACGACCAGGCGTCTTCGTTCATCTATCGGATCGCCACACTCACAACAATGAGTGGCAGATATAGCCTGGTGGTTCAGGCGGCGCATTTTTATTGCTGTGTTGCGCTGTAATTCTTCAATTTCTGATGCTGAATCAATGATGTCTGCCATCTTCCATTAATCCCTGAATTGTTGGTTAATACGCTTGAGGGTGAATGCGAATAATAAAAAAGGAGCCTGTAGCTCCCTGATGATTTTGCTTTTCATGTTCATCGTTCCTTAAAGACGCCGTTTAACATGCCGATTGCCAGGCTTAAATGAGTCGGTGTGAATCCCATCAGCGTTACCGTTTCGCGGTGCTTCTTCAGTACGCTACGGCAAATGTCATCGACGTTTTTATCCGGAAACTGCTGTCTGGCTTTTTTGATTTCAGAATTAGCCTGACGGGCAATGCTGCGAAGGGCGTTTTCCTGCTGAGGTGTCATTGAACAAGTCCCATGTCGGCAAGCATAAGCACACAGAATATGAAGCCCGCTGCCAGAAAAATGCATTCCGTGGTTGTCATGCAGCCTCCCGACGGGCAAGAATCCTTGAGCCGAACGCCATCAACTCTCCACGATCAACGGTCGTAAAGTGGCAGTGTGTACGGGGGTATGGGTGCCAGATAATGAGCATCGAGCCTTTATTATTTCCACTGACGGGTTTCTCAGTGAGTGGGTTAATAAATGCCAGTCGTCCTGCCGTGATGAATCTGACCTCACTGGCGGTTTGTATCGCTTCATGAAACCATCCGACAGATGTGTCAGCAGGCAATAACATTACACATCCCACACTACTGAATTTGTTTTCAGTGGCTGCCTTTTTCACAAAAGGGGAAATATTGCTGTATGGTGGATTCAACCAGACATAACCAGAGGCATATCCCATTGCTTCAGGCCATGAAGTGGTTAATGTGTTCTGCTCCTGTGAGATAAAAAGCCGACATAGTCGGTTTTTTTCGCTGGCGGCAGCATCAAGTTGAAAAACGAACTCTGCATTAAGCGCAGCAAAAATCTCTGGTGGTGTGCGCCAGCTGTCGCGATGTTCGGCAGGAGTATTGCTTCCGGTGAAATCAGTCATACAGCCCCCGTTTATTATTTATCTCCTCAGCCAGCCGCTGTGCTTTCAGGGGATTTCGGATAACAGAAAGGCCGGGAAATACCCAGCCTCGCTTTGTAACGGAGTAGACGAAAGTGATCGTGCCTACCCGGATATTATCGTGAGGATGCTTCATCGCCATTGCTCCCCAAATGCAAAACCAATTTCAGCCAGTGCCTCGTCCATTTTTTCGATGAACTCCGGCACCATCTCGTCAAAACTCGCCATGTACTTTTCATCCCGCTCAACCACGACATAATGCAGGCCTTCACGCTTCATACGCGGGTCATAGTTGGCAAAGTACCAGGCATCTTTTCGCGTCACCCACATGCTGTACTGCACCTGGGCCATGTAAGCCGACTTTATGGCCTCGAAACCACCGAGCCGGAACTTCATGAAATCCCGGGAGGTAAACGGGCATTTCAGCTCAAGGCCATTGCCGTCACTGCATAAACCATCGGGAGAGCAGGCGGTGCGCATACTTTCGTCGCGATAGATGATCGGGGATTCAATAACATTTACGCCGGAAGTGAACTCAAACAGGGTTCTGGCGTCGTTCTCGTACTGTTTTCCCCAGGCCAGCGCTTTAGCGTTAACTTCCGGAGCCACACCGGTGCAAACCTCAGCCAGCAGGGTGTGGAAGTAGGACATTTTCATGTCAGGCCACTTCTTTCCTGATCGGGGCTTTGCTATCACGTTGTGAACTTCTGAAGCGGTGATGACGCCGAGCCGTAATTTGTGCCATGCATCATCCCCCTGTTCGACAGCTCTCACGTCGATCCCGGTACGCTGCAGTATAATGTCCGGTGTCATGCTGCCACCTTCTGCTCAGTGGCTTTCTGTTTCAGGAATCCAAGAGCTTTCACTGCTTCGGCCTGTGTCAGTTCTGACGATGCGCGAATGTCGCGGCGAAATATCTGGGAACAGAGCGGCAATAAGTCGTCATCCCATGTTTTATCCAGGGCAATCAGCAGAGTGTTAATCTCCTGCATGGTTTCATCGTTAACCGGAGTGATGTCGCGTTCCGGCTGACGTTCTGCAGTGTATGCGGTATTTTCGACAATGCGCTCGGCTTCATCCTTGTCATAGATACCAGCAAATCCGAAGGCGAGACGGGCACACTGAATCATGGCTTTATGCCGTAACATCCGTTTGGGATGCGACTGCCACGGCCCCGTGATTTCTCTGCCTTCGCGGGTTTTGAATGGTTCGCGGCGGCATTCATCCATCCACTCGGTAACGCAGATCGGATGATTGCGGTCTTTGCGGTAAATCCGGCATGTGCAGGATTCATTGTCCTGCTCAAAGTCCATGCCATCAAACTGCTGGTTTTCATTGATGATGCGGGACCAGCCATCAACGCCCACCACCGGAACGATGCCGTTCTGCTTGTCAGGGAAGGCGTAAATTTCTTTCGTCCACGGATTAAGGCCGTACTGGTTGGCGACGATCAACAATGCGATGAACTGCGCATCGCTGGCATCACCTTTAAATGCCGTCTGGCGAAGAGTGGTGATCAGTTCCTGTGGGTCGACAGAATCCATGCCGACACGTTCAGCCAGCTTCCCAGCCAGCGTTGCGAGTGCTGTACTCATCCGTTTTATACCTCTGAATCAATATCAACCTGGTGGTGAGCAATGGTTTCAACCATGTACCGGATGTGTTCTGCCATGCGCCCCTGAAACTCAACATCGTCATCGAACGCACGGGTAATGGCTTTTTTGCTGACCCCGTGGCGTTGCAAATGATCGATGCATAGCGATTCAAACAGGTGCTGGGGCAGGCCTTTTTCCATGTCGTCTGCCAGTTCTGCCTCTTTCTCTTCACGGGCGATCTGCTGGTAGTGACGCGTCCAGCTCTGAGCCTCAAGACGATCCTGAATGTAATAAGCGTTCATGGCTGAACTCCTGAAAATGGCTGTGGAAATATCGCCCGCGAAATGCCAGGCTGATTAGGAAAACAGGAAAGGGGGTTAGTGATTCAGGCCGTTGCCGCGTACGTCGAGAAAAACTTCCACGAGCAAGTCACGGGTATAAGTGCGCTCGATGCCGCGATGCAGATAAAGCCGTCCGCGTAAATTAGCTGATGCAGTCCAGGTACCATCTTTGTGTTTGACCAGCATTCCTGGCATGACCGCACCGCGATTAACGGTCTGCGTTCCGTAATGTTGATGAACCATAAAAACTCCTGCCCGTAAGCTGGGCTGCTGAACATATAAAGACTTCTGCGCGTATTCAGGCGGTGGATGGCCGCCGGTTGTCATAACTAAGCCGCCTCGTTGAAGCGACTGAGGTATGAAGTGTTGAGTTGATTTCAGCTGGTCACACCGACGTTCACGCGTCCGCTTCACCCCTCGCACTCCCCGGAGCCTGCTGAAATTCAAGCTGCGGATCTAAGCGGTCATCGCAACGGTGAATCAGGTGATTGCCGTATCGTTGTGTTGTTGCGACATGGTGATAATAGCTATTGCTATTGATGATATCAATACTTATTGCTATTGCTAGATGTGTTTTGATATTAAATGTTTGATAGCAAAAAGAATTAATTTTGTGACTTGCATCGCATAGCGATAACTGAAGTGAGGTGTGGTGGTTTTTTGAGTGGTGTGTGATGAGGGGAGGGGACAAAAGAAAACCCGGCACGGTGGCCGGGTTAACTTTTATCTTTTCTACTGGCAGCTGGGAATAATCCCCTGATAACACCAAGAAAAGCAGCGAATACATTAAGAGTAACAGCTGTTGTTACAGCCAAAACTACCTTATCGGAAAAAACCTTTATCCCAATGATAGAAAACCAGCCTTGAAAGAAAAGAAACAAAGCCCATCCGTAAAGTGATTTTTTTACGACACGGTACGCTTTTTCTGCCAAGATCTCACGAAGTTGCCTGTTTGACTTGGCATCTGCCGCTTTTTGAGCATTGAGGTCGTCACCTCTGGATATTCTTTCTGTAATTGGCGGCTCATCTTCGGCACTTGATACTTTCGATGAGCCTACATTTGTGCCACTGGGTATAGATATGCTATCAAACGACTTCATTAGTGAATATGCTTCGCCATATCCTCATGAGAAATGGGGCCACCATCTGCACTTCCCTTGCTCCATGCTGTACCAGGCGCATGTGTTAAGTTAGACAGTTCAGTACCTGAAAATTTCCCATATACTTCGATGATTTTATTGATAAGAGCTTGAGCTTCTTCATCATCTTTTTGAATTGTAGGGGTGATTCTTTTTAATTCGCCATCACACTCTAAGATGACGCTAATCTTTTCAGTGATTTCGTTTGCGCCATACTTCTTCAACATATGATAAAGCGGTGGAATAACAGGCCCGAATTTCCATCTGGCGAAAAGATCATCAAAAAGCGGTGTGTTGTCGCGTAACTTTAAATGCCATGATTGAGTATAAAAAAGAAGCTTCTGGAGCTTCATTGGAGTCAGATTCTTTAACTCACCCTTTAAAGCCTTTTCAATGAAGGCATTAGCAACCGCTGCAGCTGAGTAAGCCATGTTATGCCCCCTTAACTGTATAAATAACCAGTTGTGTAATGTTTGCATTTTACCTGAAAGGTAACTGTTAGTACATATTAATAACTTTATGTACATCCGTCACTTATAAAACGATAGGATTTATTGCTGTTTATCCTCATTGGACAGCATATTATTCTGGGGAGAGGTACTGGAAAGTTGTTTGCTATATATAGTGGTAGAGAGGCATAATTCAATACAATATAAAGTGTCATGGCGAGAGCTTTGACTATCGCCATCATTAATATTGTCTATTATTTAGACATGGGATTAACCATGTTTCCTATACGTCTGCGGCATGCTCCCAATAACCTTACCGAAGATGAATACCCGGTTCATCTCGTCTTTCTCGATCGGGTCCCACGGTGAGTAGCTTTTGTTATCAGAGATAACCAGCAGTTTATCCTTCATCATTTGCAGGCGCTTTACATGGGCGGTGTCGTCATATAGAAACGCATAGATGCCATCACCGTCGAAAGATTTAACAGTGATATCAACGAACAGCAGGTCACCTGGTTCGATCGTCCCTGACATGCTGTCACCTCGCACGTTAATGATGCGGATATTTTCCGCCTTCCTGCCATCGAACATGTGACGAGCATCGTCAAACGAGTACTCAACCGAGCGTAGAACTTCTACAAACTCACGGTTGATTACACCTGGCCCGGCACTGACTTCTATATCAAGAACGTCAATTTTGAAGTATTTGGAATGGCTGACAGCAGGCTTCCCTGATTGTTGACCGTCATTTCTCATCGGGCCTATGCCTGATGAGAGCCATTCTGTTCGAACACCCAATGCATTAGCTATTTCAACAATTTTTGTTGAGCCGCGCGCGTTGCCGCTTGTCAGTCTCCAGATTGTGGGTTGAGCTACGCCAGACGCCTTTGCAAGAGCGCCTTGAGACATTCCAGATTGTTCCATCGCTAGGTTTAAGCGATCAGCAAGAGTTTCTTTTTTCATAAGTTTTAATTTATACGCTTGCGTATTGATGGTCAAAACACGTTTTGCTATTGCTTGGATTAATACGCATTGCTATTATTCATTCATTGCAATACCAATAGGAATTGATAATGACAAATCAAACCATTCAACTCGCAATCAGTATTACAGGTAGTCAAAAACGACTGGCAGATCTATGCGGTGTAGCCCAACCCACAGTTTGGCGTTGGCTACACGGTGGCGGAATTGATGCCCGCTATGTAATGAAAATTGTCTCAGCCACTGGTGGAAAGATTAAACCAGCAGATATTCGTCCCGACCTCGCACCATTGTTTAACGCGAGTAATTCTGCCGCCTAAACTGCGGCGTTAACTGATAAGGCAATGACTATGCAACCACTTACATACCAACAGACTAGCGGATTTAGCCCGACTGCGGTGATAAATCGTTCTCAAATAAAACAGGTGCCAGGCCACGAAAAAATCCGTGATGCCGTCCGCGCCTGGTCGGCTGCAGATAATCAGGATGTTGTTGCCGCACTCATTGTGAATGAGTATCGGGAGCAGGGCGGCGGCACCATCGATTTCCCTGATGATGTCAGCCGTGCACGCCAGAAGCTGTTCCGCTTCCTCGATAACAAATTCGATTCTGAAAAATACCGAAATAACGTGCGTGAACTGACCCCGGCAATTCTGGCGGTACTACCGCTGGAATATCGCGGTTACCTGGTTGAGCAGGATAGCTTCATGACTCGGTTGGCTGAAATGGAAAAGGAACTCAGTGAGGCAAAACAGGCTGTCATTCTCAACGCACCACGCCACCAGAAACTGAAGGAGATGAGTGAAGGCATTGTGTCGATGTTTCGTGTGGACCCGGACCTGGCTGGTCCATTGATGGCGATGGTCACCACCATGCTGGGGGCAATATGACAGGTTCAGAAATGGCGAAAGCCGGTCTGCGCGAACAGAACCGACTTTCAGGTGCAAATCGTAACACACTCATTGCGGGAGGAATTATGGCAAACACTGCTGAGATATTCAATTTTCCAGTGCCGGATGTGGCACAAAAGGAGCCGCGCGTGGCAGATCTCGATGATGGTTATACGCGCATTGCAAATGAGTTGCTGGAAGCTGTGATGCTGGCCGGATTAACACAGCACCAGCTTCTGGTCTTCCTGGCTGTCATGCGCAAAACATATGGCTTTAATAAAAAACTGGATTGGGTGAGCAACGAGCAACTTTCCGAGTTGACCGGGATATTGCCGCACAAGTGTTCTGCTGCAAAAAGTGTTCTGGTAAAGCGTGGGATTTTTATTCAGAGCGGGCGGAATATCGGCATTAATAATGTGGTCAGTGAATGGTCAACATTACCCGAATCAGGTAAGAAAAATAAAGTTTACCTGAAAGAGGTAAATTTACCTGAATCAGGTAAGAAAAGTTTACCCAAATCAGGTAAAGGCGTTTACCCGAATCAGGTAAACACAAAAGACAAACTAACAAAAGACAATATAAAACCTTTTTCGTCCGAGAATTCTGGCGAATCCTCTGACCAACCAGAAAACGATCTTCCTGTGGAGAAACCAGATGTTGCAATTCAGAGCGGCAGCAGGTGGGGGACAGCAGAAGACCTGACCGCCGCAGAGTGGATGTTTGACATGGTGAAGACCATCGCGCCATCAGCCAGAAAACCGAATTTTGCAGGGTGGGCTAACGATATCCGCCTGATGCGTGAACGTGACGGACGTAACCACCGCGACATGTGCGTGCTGTTCCGCTGGGCATGCCAGGACAACTTCTGGTCCGGTAACGTGCTAAGTCCGGCCAAACTCCGCGATAAGTGGACCCAACTCGAAATCAACCGTAACAAGCAACAGGCAGGCGTGACAGCCAGCAAACCAAAACTCGACCTGACAAACACAGACTGGATTTACGGGGTGGATCTATGAAAAACATCGCCGCACAGATGGTTAACTTTGACCGTGAGCAGATGCGTCGGATCGCCAACAACATGCCGGAACAGTACGACGAAAAGCCGCAGGTACAGCAGGTAGCGCAGATCATCAACGGTGTGTTCAGCCAGTTACTGGCAACTTTCCCGGCGAGCCTGGCTAACCGTGACCAGAACGAAGTGAACGAAATCCGTCGCCAGTGGGTTCTGGCTTTTCGGGAAAACGGGATCACCACGATGGAACAGGTTAACGCAGGAATGCGCGTAGCCCGTCGGCAGAATCGACCATTTCTGCCATCACCCGGGCAGTTTGTTGCATGGTGCCGGGAAGAAGCATCCGTTACCGCCGGACTGCCAAACGTCAGCGAGCTGGTTGATATGGTTTACGAGTATTGCCGGAAGCGTGGCCTGTATCCGGACGCAGAGTCTTATCCATGGAAATCAAACGCGCACTACTGGTTGGTTACCAACCTGTACCAGAACATGCGGGCCAATGCGCTGACTGACGCGGAATTACGGCGTAAAGCTGCCGATGAGCTGACCTGTATGACCGCGCGAATTAACCGTGGTGAGGCGATACCTGAACCAGTAAAACAACTTCCTGTCATGGGCGGTAGACCTTTAAATCGTGCACAGGCTTTGGCGAAGATCGCAGAAATCAAAGCTAAGTTCGGACTGAAAGGAGCAAGTGTATGACGGGCAAAGAGGCAATTATTTATTACCTGGGGACGCATAAGAGCTTCTGTGCGCAGGACGTTGCCGCGGTAACAGGCGCAACAGTAACCAGCATAAATCAGGCTGCGGCTAAAATGGCGCGGGCAGGAATCTTGGTCATTGATGGTAAGGTCTGGCGAACGGTGTATTACAGATTCGCTACCAGGGAAGAACGGGAAGGAAAGGTGAGCACTAACCTGATTTTTAAGGAGTGTCGCCAGAGTGCCGCGATGAAGCGGGTGTTGATGGTTTGGGGGAGGGTAGGGGTATGAGCATGATGGATTTCGCAGAAACTAAAAAGGCTATCGACGCCATCACAACCGACTGGTCTATCCGAGGACCGTATCACGAAGACGACGGGAAATATTACGCCTTGCTTCGTGGAGAGTGGGTTGGTGGCGGGTATATCGGAAAACGGAAAGCCCTTGATGCCATTCTCGAAAAGTTAATCCAGGAGGCCGCCCAATGAGCAACATCGACAAACCAATGACAAACCGTGAACTGGTGGATGCCGCCATTGAATTGGCCGGAGAGTTTTATGCGATGCAGGGCTATTCGCATCGTCCTGGCTTCAAGTATTGGCAATCTCCGCACCCGCATGAGCGCCTGTGCTTTGAAATGGCTTGTGTGGCATTCGAAACCATTCGCGGCTCAGATGTAATGGACGCCGTATCTGAGTTGGAGGATGAAGAATGAGCAACATCGACAAACGCGCATTACGTGAAATCGCTGAGGCAGCAGTTGGTGCACATGAGCGCCTTAGTGTTATGCCGCCTGATGACATTTTCGATATCTCACTGGCAGAATGAACTCAGCTTGATGCAGATATCACTGCCTTGAACGCGCTGAACTCCGCAGCCAACCCAGCCACAGTGCTGGCGCTGCTGGATGAGCTGGAAGCCAAAGACCAGAGGATTGCTGTGCTGACCGAATCGCTCAAGCAGACGGTTTCAGGATACAAATCCTGCCTGCGTACCGGACATGAGCGCATTCTTGACCTTGGCGGTGACTGTGACGCGCCAGAAGTGATGATTGCAGGCAATCCTGACATTCAGCAGGCGCAGAAGCTGATCGCCGCCGCATCCGGTAAAGGAGAGGCATCATGAGCACTATTACCAAACAATGGCTGCAGCAGAAAATTGCCGACATGGAAGCAGCCAGAGATGAAATCCCGTTCGGTCTGGACGAAGGCGACAGCAACACGCTGGCGGCACTGCGTATCGCGCTGGCATCGCTCGAAGCGGAGCCTGCCATTCACCGGTGGCGTCGTGTGACCTCTGAGCCATACGGCCCCTATCCTTGGCATTATGGTGATTTTATCGGCTTCTCAAAGCCCGTTGATGGGATTGAGGATGAGTATTTTTACTCCGCCCCGCCAGAGCCAGCCAATGCCGAAACCGTAGCCTGGCTGTGGTCACACAGGAAACACCCGAGCGAAGTCACGCTTGTTCGCCCTGAAGATGATGAGAGAGCGGAGGGTGCTCACTGGTCTGGCTGGAGTTGTCAGGCGCTTTATGCAGCACCGCCAGTTCCGGTATCTGTGCCCACATTCGAGAAATGGTGTGAGTTGACTGAGCAGAAACCTGTCGGATGGGTGCGTGATGCTATGAAAGAAGCGTATGACGGATGCCGCGACGCCATGCTTCAGGGTGCCGAAAAAGCCGAGTCGCCCACCACCATGCAGACCGCGCCAGCCCTAGATTCTTCGCCAAAAATTTCCGAGTCGCCCGTCAGCAACTCTCCGGTGATTCCGGATGGTTGGGTGCTGGTTCCTAAGGAGCCAACTCCAGAAATGCGTGAGGCGTACCATCAGGCGCAGGAAGAGTGTGAAGATGGCGGTGGATTATGGAGCCCAGACCACCAATGGAAGGCCATGATCGCAGCAGCACCGCAGCAGGAGGCGAAGTGATTATGTCGTGACAGCATAATTGCGATGTCAACGATAAGCAGAGGTTTGAAAATGAAATCACAATCACCAGTGCAGCATGAAGTTAACATCGACGGCAAAGAGTATGTTGTCACAGTAGTCCAAACCGGCAAGTCAACGTGGAGGGCATGGGGAGATTCCTGGGGGCGCCATATAGTCGAAACAGGTTCTAGCGAACATAGCGCGCTTTCTCATTGGAAAGCAAAAGCTTTAGTTATGAATGGGTAGCGCGGAAACTTTGAAGGTATAATCCCCTCAAATAATCGAGGGGGTTTTTATGTCTGGTTGGGATAACGGTATAGATGCAGTTTCTGCGATTGCAGCTATCGCATCTGCGGTAGCAACTTATTTAGCATGGCGATCCTCAGAAGCTAGCAGGGCCACATCCGAAAAAGCTTTGCAGTTGCAAGGAAAGCAGTATTTGTACGAGACATTAAAAGCTTGCGCTGAGAGAGCGAATTCATACTCAAAAGGAAAGAAAGGGGCTGACTGGAGCTTTCATGACGCAGCCAATATTGTTCGATGTTTGAACATGGCAATGGGGAGCATAATAAATTACTCAGATACCAACAATCAGGATGCAATGAAAGGTCTGAAGCAATTCTTTATTAGCCAATTAAACATGGAGCTTTTTGAAGAGCTCAACTATGAGGTTGGGCCTGATGCCTTCTTTCACGGAGAGGAGCTAACCAGCATGACGAGCGATATTTACTCGCAGTGGTTAAACATTATTTCATTCTTTAACCTCATGATTGTCACAGATGATGACCTCGCCGATGAAACATAGCTTGATTGATTTTCCATAATCAACCCGCCATAATCATGTCATCGGAGCCTGAACAACTCCGGTGACTTCTGCGCTAAACGGGGACGTTTATGCGCACATACAATCCAAACTCTCTTCTCCCTTCACAGATGCAGAAATGCACCTGCAATTCTTTGCATCTAGCGTTTGACCTCTGCGGAGGTGAAGCGTGAACCTCCCACAAGACGGTATCAAATTGCATCGCGGTAACTTCACCGCTATCGGTCAGCAGATCCAGCCTTATCTGGAGGACGGAAAATGCTTTCGCATGGTGCTTAAACCGTGGCGCGAGAGACGCAGTCTTTCCCAGAATGCACTCAGCCACATGTGGTACAGCGAAATCAGTGAATACCTCATCAGCAAGGGTAAAACGTTCGCCACTCCAGCTTGGGTAAAAGATGCTCTCAAACACACATATCTCGGTTATGAAACCAAAGACCTGGTTGATGTCGTAACCGGTGATATCACCACTATCCAGTCGTTACGCCATACCTCCGATCTTGATACCGGAGAGATGTATGTCTTCCTCTGTAAGGTTGAAGCCTGGGCGATGAATATTGGCTGCCACCTGACTATTCCGCAGAGCTGCGAGTTCCAGCAGCTCCGCGACAAGCAGGAGGCGTAATGGCTACACCGCTTATTCGTGTCATGAACGGACACATCTACAGAGTACCAAATCGTCGTAAGCGTAAGCCTGAGCTGAAGCCATCCGAAATACCAACACTGCTAGGGTATACCGCCAGCCTGGTTGATAAAAAATGGTTGCGACTGGCAGCAAGGAGGAATCATGGCTGATTTGAGAAAAGCAGCGCGTGGTCGGGAATGCCAGGTAAGAATCCCTGGCATATGTAATGGCAACCCTGAAACGTCTGTACTGGCACATATCCGGCTGGCTGGATTGTGTGGCACCGGTACCAAACCGCCAGACCTGATTGCCACCATTGCATGTTCTGCCTGTCACGATGAGATCGACCGTCGCACGCATTTTGTTGACGCTGGATATGCAAAAGAATGCGCGCTGGAAGGTATGGCGAGAACACAGGTTATCTGGCTGAAAGAGGGGGTTATTAACGCGTGAATACCTACAGCATCACATTACCCTGGCCTCCGAGCAATAATCGCTATTATCGCCATAATCGCGGGCGCACGCACATCAGCGCAGAGGGGCAGGTATACCGCGATAACGTCGCCCGAATCATCAAAGGCTCCATGCTGGATATCGGTCTGGCTATGCCAGTGAAAATCCGTATTGAGTGCCACATGCCGGATCGCCGTCGCCGTGACCTGGATAATCTGCAAAAAGCAGCTTTTGACGCACTCACCAAAGCAGGTTTCTGGCTGGATGATGCTCAGGTCGTTGATTATCGCGTTGTGAAAATGCCCGTTACCAAGGGTGGAAAGCTGGAACTGATCATCACCGAACTGGGGGATGAATGATGTGTGAGTCATATATGGCAGAACTCCTTCGCTACCGCTGGGTGCGCCTGCGCTTATATCGTTTCCCGGTTCTGTTTTGACCGATTACCGGATACTGAAGAATTACGCCAAAACACTGGCAGAGACAATTGTATGAAGCCAGAGATAACGATCGGTTGATGCCGTTTTATTGTTTTTTGCTGCCAATTGGCGTGCTGGTGTAAATGGAGAGCGAGAATGAATCTTGAGGCCTTACCAAAATATTACTCCCCAAAATCTCCAAAATTGAGCGATGACGCACCGGCGACAGACTCAGGTGGTTTATCAATTACGGATGTGATGGCTGCGCAGGGGATGGTGCAGTCGAAAGCACCGCTTGGGTTTGCCTTATTCCTGGCAAAAGTTGGTGTTCAGGACCCTCAGTTTGCGATTGAAGGTCTGCTCAATTACGCGATGGCACTGGATAACCCGACATTGAATAAATTGAGTGCAGAAACACGGTTACAGATTATTCCTTACCTCGTGAATTTTGCCTTTGCTGATTATTCCAGGTCTGCGGCAAGTAAGGCTCGCTGTGAGCATTGTGCTGGTACGGGATTTCATAATGTATTGCGCGAAGTGGTGAAACATTCCAGAAGCGGGGAATCCGTTATCAAGGAAGAGTGGGTGAAGGAACTATGTCAGCATTGTCATGGTAAGGGAGAAGTCAGCACAGCGTGCAGAGGGTGTAAGGGTAAAGGTATTGTCCTGGATGAAAAAAGGACCCGGCTTCATGGCACGCCTGTTTATAAGATTTGTGGGCGTTGCAATGGAAACCGGTTTAGCCGTTTACCAACCACACTGGCGCGGCATCATGTCCAGAAACTGGTACCGGACCTGACGGATTATCAGTGGTACAAGGGGTATGCTGATGTTATTGATAAACTGGTTACAAAGTGCTGGCAGGAAGAAGCATATGCAGAAGCACAGTTGAGAAAAGTGACAAGATAAATAATTTTCGCCGAAGATATCGACATGATGCTTGCATTTTTCAAAAAACATGGATAGGATTTTCTCAACGATGGGCTTTGTATGTCCGGTGTTGAGAAAAAGTAGAAAACCCGCTAATGAGCGGGTTTTTGTGTTTTAAATGGGGAGGTGGCTGGATGTCTAAAATAAACATTGCTTCCAAGTGTACAACTATGCGTTAATGGCTGCGTCGGTTTGAAGAACAGACGATATACGAAGTAGTTTACTAAAGCAGTTCTCATTTCAGGTGTTATTCACTTATTCCTTCTTTGAGTCTCTCCAATTAAGTACGAAGTCGTTTCTGTTATACAAATCATTTATGCCGAAAGGCTCAAGTTAAGGAATGTAGAATGTCAAATAAAATGACTGGTTTAGTAAAATGGTTTAACGCTGATAAAGGTTTTGGCTTTATTTCTCCTGTTGATGGTAGTAAAGATGTGTTTGTGCATTTTTCTGCAATTCAGAATGATAATTATCGAACCTTATTTGAAGGCCAAAAGGTTACCTTCTCTGTAGAGAGTGGTGCTAAAGGTCCTGCAGCAGCAAATGTCATTATTACTGATTAAAATTCATAGCTTGTCTGTATACGATAACGAAGAAGGCTGATGCCTGAGTAGAGATGCAGATAGAGTTGTGGGTATTGAATCCCATTTTGTGGTGAAGTGCAGGTTTGCTGCATGAATAGTTTTACAGTAGAAGCTAACTGCTGGCATAGCAATACAAAGTGCGTAAGTGGGTAACTACCACAAAAAGCACCACAATCTCAAACCCGCGCAGGCGGGTTTTTTATTATCTGATTTAAATATATTATTAAAATATAAAAACTCTTTGTAAGTAATCAAAACACTCAGGCAACAGCTTTAAGATTTGTTTGGAATACTTTGTTGCAATGAGGGCAGATCAAAAGGGCACCTTTTTGTACTCTAGAAAAACTGTGTTCTGATTCTTGGGTACAGTTTGGGCAGGAACATTTTACGAGATAATTACGGCGTGATTTTGAGTCTTTACGTTCTGACATAGGCTTTTCCTGTATAAATGGCCGTATACATTACACTAAATAGAAAAATATATCCCGCATTATTATTTAATAGATGGTTTTTCTTTTAAAATATTTAACCACGTTATTTTAATTTTCTGTTTTTTGAGCGTCGTTGAGAACAACGTTTGCTGTAAAAACTAACCCGTAGACTCCGATCTTTTCAAACATATTGCACCATCCGTGTACATCGGGGTGAGGATATGAAATCAATGGATAAGTTAACAACAGGTGTCGCCTATGGCACCTCTGCAGGCAGTGCTGGCTACTGGTTTTTACAGTTGCTCGATAAAGTCACGCCATCACAGTGGGCGGCAATAGGTGTGCTGGGTAGTCTGGTATTTGGCCTGCTGACGTACCTGACAAACCTTTATTTCAAGATTAAAGAAGATAAGCGTAAGGCTGCGAGAGGTGAATAATGTCGCCATCATTACGCAAGGCTGTTGCAGCTGCTATTGGTGGTGGGGCTGTTGCCATAGCGTCTGTGCTCATCACTGGTCCGAGTGGTGACGATGGTCTGGAAGGTGTCAGCTACATACCATATAAAGATATCGTTGGCGTATGGACTGTATGTTACGGGCACACCGGAAAAGACATTATGCTCGGTAAAACGTATACCGAAGCAGAATGCAAAGCCCTCCTGAATAAAGACCTTGCCACTGTCGCCAGACAAATTAACCCGTACATCAAAGTCGATATACCGGAAACAACGCGCGGCGCTCTTTACTCGTTCGTCTATAACGTGGGCGCAGGCAATTTCAGAACATCTACTCTTCTTCGCAAAATAAACCAGGGCGATATCAAGGGCGCATGTGACCAGCTACGTCGCTGGACATACGCTGGCGGTAAGCAATGGAAAGGCCTGATGACTCGTCGTGAGATTGAGCGTGAGGTCTGTTTGTGGGGGCAACAATGGGCAGGGTAACCGCGATTATCTCCGTTCTGGTTATCTGCATCATCGTCTGCCTGTCATTGGCTGTTAATCATTACCGTGATAACGCCATCGCCTACAAAGACCAGCGCGATAAAGCCACATCTATCATCTCTGATATGCAGAAGCGTCAACGTGATGTAGCTGAACTCGATGCCAGATATACAAAGGAACTTGCTGATGCTAACGCGACTATCGAAAGTCTACGTGCTGATGTTTCTGCTGGGCGTAAGCGGCTGCGCTTCAATGCAGTCTGTCCCGACATGCATAAAATCACCGCCGCCTCCGGCGTGGATGATGGCGCCAGCCCCAGACTTACTGACACCGCTCAACGGGATTATTTCACCCTTAGAAAGCGGATTGAAACCAGTGATAAAATGATCCGAGGCTTGCAGCAATACATTCGAACGCAGTGTGTAAGATGAGCAATCTTTGCTAATTAGCCATGAAATAGATAAATATCAGGCCAAAGATGATTAGTGCCAGGCATCCTAATTGGTCAGAATGGCTGGCATTTGATCGTCTTGCTCTTCTTGCTGTTGACTGGACAGCCCTCTGTCCTCGACTTCCTCTTGGCATTCCTCTCATTTATTCTCTCTCAACATTGATATTGAACTGACAGATGATAATTATTTCATGAAAGTGGTATCTCGTTGATTTGATTACGCTACATAGTCGCCGGATTTTCGCATTTATCGGCATCGGGCGGTGCAAAATTGACATAATCGAAACGTAGAGTTTTTGGCTGACAACAGCATTAGCGGTCACCCGGAGAGTGTTTTGAACATGTTAATTACAGGACGCTTTAGATGCATCGACATTTGATGATGCTCGTCAGACCTGTCATTTTCTTTGCTTCATTTTCAACATTGAGGAAGTTGGTTGAGCATATTTTTTGATAATCTCCAGTTGTGAATCCTGTTTTATCGATCTTGCGTTTCAGGGGATTAATCGTTTTGCAAGATGCTCTATGGATTCTGGTAAAGCGTTCGTCAGATTTATTACCTTTACCTCTGGTTCGCTTCAATGCATTGACAACATATCCGTCTGGATTATCGCCAAGCCAATTACGATAGTCTGATTCACTCTCAGTCTGAAGGTCACTTCTGAATACCTTTATGGACATTAAGATACTCCTGTGCATTTATGGTACGAAGAAATAGCAAAAGGATTTTTACCGTAAATTGCGAATCTGCAAAAGCAAAACAATGCGTAATATCAGAGTGAATATTCTGCCTTTAATGTGGGTCCTTCTGATGACCTGAGCTCTCACGGGGCGGAAGGCGCGCGGGTTTTCGCTATTTATGAAAATTTTCCGGTTTAAGGCGTTTCCGTTCTTCTTCGCCGTAACCTAATGTTTTTATTTAAAACACCCTATGAAAAGAAAGGAAACGACAGGTGCTGAAAACGAGCTTTTTGGCCTCTGTCGTTTCCTTTCTCTGTTTTTGTCCGTGGAATGAACAATGGAAGTCAACAAAAAGCAGCTGGCTGACATTTTCGGTGCGAGTATCCGTACCATTCAGAACTGGCAGGAGCAGGGAATGCCCGTTCTGCGGGGTGGTGGCAAGGGTAATGAGGTGCTTTATGACTCTGCCGCCGCCATAAAATGGTATGCCGAAAGGGATGCTGAAATTGAGAACGAAAAGCTGCGCCGGGAAGTTGAAGAACTGCGGCAGGCCAGCGAGACAGATCTCCAGCCAGGGACTATTGAGTACGAACGCCATCGACTTACGCGTGCGCAGGCCGACGCACAGGAGCTGAAAAATGCCAGAGACTCCGCTGAAGTGGTGGAAACCGCATTCTGTACTTTCGTGCTGTCGCGGATCGCAGGTGAAATTGCCAGTATTCTCGACGGGATCCCCCTGTCGGTGCAGCGGCGTTTTCCGGAACTGGAAAACCGACATGTTGATTTCCTGAAACGGGATATCATCAAAGCCATGAACAAAGCAGCCGCGCTGGATGAACTGATACCGGGGTTGCTGAGTGAATATATCGAACAGTCAGGTTGACAGGCTGCGGCATTTTGTCCGCGCCGGGCTTCGTGCCCTGTTCAGGCCGGAGCCACAGACCGCCGTTGAATGGGCGGATGCCAATTACTATCTCCCGAAAGAATCCGCATACCAGGAAGGGCGCTGGGAAACACTGCCCTTTCAGCGGGCCATCATGAATGCGATGGGCAGCGACTACATCCGCGAGGTAAATGTGGTGAAGTCTGCCCGTGTCGGTTATTCCAAAATGCTGTTGGGTGTTTATGCCTACTTCATAGAGCATAAGCAGCGCAACACCCTTATCTGGTTGCCGACGGATGGCGATGCCGAAAACTTCATGAAAACCCACGTCGAGCCGACCATCCGTGATATTCCGTCGCTGCTGGCGCTGGCTCCGTGGTATGGCAAAAAGCACCGGGATAACACGCTCACCATGAAGCGTTTCACCAATGGTCGTGGCTTCTGGTGCCTGGGCGGTAAAGCGGCAAAAAACTACCGTGAAAAGTCAGTGGATGTGGCGGGTTATGATGAACTTGCTGCCTTTGATGATGATATTGAACAGGAAGGCTCTCCGACGTTCCTGGGCGATAAGCGTATTGAAGGCTCGGTCTGGCCAAAGTCCATCCGTGGCTCCACGCCCAAAGTGAGAGGCACCTGCCAGATTGAGCGTGCTGCCAGTGAATCCCCGCATTTTATGCGTTTTCATGTTGCCTGCCCGCACTGCGGGGAGGAGCAGTATCTTAAATTTGGCGACAAAGAGACGCCGTTTGGCCTCAAATGGTCGCCGGATGACCCCTCCAGCGTGTTTTATCTCTGCGAGCATAATGCCTGCGTCATCCGCCAGCAGGAGCTGGACTTTACTGATGCCCGTTATATCTGCGAAAAGACCGGGATCTGGACCCGTGATGGCATTCTCTGGTTTTCGTCATCCGGTGAAGAGATTGAGCCGCCGGACAGCGTGACTTTCCACATCTGGACGGCGTACAGCCCGTTCACCACCTGGGTGCAGATTGTCAAAGACTGGATGAAAACGAAAGGGGATACGGGAAAACGTAAAACCTTCGTGAACACCACGCTCGGTGAGACATGGGAAGCGAAAATCGGTGAACGTCCGGATGCCGAGCTGATGGCAGAGCGGAAAGAGCATTATTCAGCGCCCGTTCCTGACCGTGTGGCTTACCTGACCGCCGGTATCGACTCCCAGCTGGATCGCTACGAAATGCGCGTATGGGGATGGGGGCCGGGTGAGGAAAGCTGGCTGATTGACCGGCAGATTATTATGGGCCGCCATGATGATGAACAGACGCTGCTGCGTGTGGATGAGGCCATCAATAAAACCTATACCCGCCGGAATGGTGCAGAAATGTCGGTATCCCGTATCTGCTGGGATATTGGCGGGATTGACCCGACCATTGTGTATGAACGCTCGAAAAAACATGGGCTGTTCCGGGTGATCCCCATTAAAGGGGCATCCGTCTACGGAAAGCCGGTGGCCAGCATGCCACGTAAGCGAAACAAAAACGGGGTTTACCTTACCGAAATCGGTACGGATACCGCGAAAGAGCAGATTTATAACCGCTTCACACTGATGCCGGAAGGGGATGAACCGCTTCCCGGTGCCGTTCACTTCCCGAATAACCCGGATATTTTTGATCTGACCGAAGCGCAGCAGCTGACTGCTGAAGAGCAGGTCGAAAAATGGGTGGATGGCAGAAAAAAAATACTGTGGGACAGCAAAAAGCGACGCAATGAGGCGCTCGACTGCTTTGTTTATGCGCTGGCGGCGCTGCGCATCAGTATTTCCCGCTGGCAGCTGGATCTCAGTGCACTGCTGGCGAGCCTGCAGGAAGAGGATGGTGCAGCAACCAACAAGAAAACACTGGCAGATTACGCCCGTGCCTTATCCGGAGAGGATGAATGACGCGACAGGAAGAACTTGCCGCTGCCCGTGCGGCACTGCATGACCTGATGACAGGTAAACGGGTGGCAACAGTACAGAAAGACGGACGGCGAGTGGAGTTTACGGCCACTTCCGTGTCTGACCTGAAAAAATATATTGCAGAGCTGGAAGTGCAGACCGGCATGACACAGCGACGCAGGGGACCTGCAGGATTTTATGTATGAAAACGCCCACCATTCCCACCCTTCTGGGGCCGGACGGCATGACATCGCTGCGCGAATATGCCGGTTATCACGGCGGTGGCAGCGGATTTGGAGGGCAGTTGCGGTCGTGGAACCCACCGAGTGAAAGTGTGGATGCAGCCCTGCTGCCCAACTTTACCCGTGGCAATGCCCGCGCAGACGATCTGGTACGCAATAACGGCTATGCCGCCAACGCCATCCAGCTGCATCAGGATCATATCGTCGGGTCTTTTTTCCGGCTCAGTCATCGCCCAAGCTGGCGCTATCTGGGCATCGGGGAGGAAGAAGCCCGTGCCTTTTCCCGTGAGGTTGAAGCGGCATGGAAAGAGTTTGCCGAGGATGACTGCTGCTGCATTGACGTTGAGCGAAAACGCACGTTTACCATGATGATTCGGGAAGGTGTGGCCATGCACGCCTTTAACGGTGAACTGTTCGTTCAGGCCACCTGGGATACCAGTTCGTCGCGGCTGTTCCGGACACAGTTCCGGATGGTCAGCCCGAAGCGCATCAGCAACCCGAACAATACCGGCGACAGCCGGAACTGCCGTGCCGGTGTGCAGATTAATGACAGCGGCGCGGCGCTGGGATATTACGTCAGCGAGGACGGGTATCCTGGCTGGATGCCGCAGAAATGGACATGGATACCCCGTGAGTTACCCGGCGGGCGCGCCTCGTTCATTCACGTTTTTGAACCCGTGGAGGACGGGCAGACTCGCGGTGCAAATGTGTTTTACAGCGTGATGGAGCAGATGAAGATGCTCGACACGCTGCAGAACACGCAGCTGCAGAGCGCCATTGTGAAGGCGATGTATGCCGCCACCATTGAAAGTGAGCTGGATACGCAGTCAGCGATGGATTTTATTCTGGGCGCGAACAGTCAGGATCAGCGGGAAAGGCTGACCGGCTGGATTGGTGAAATTGCCGCGTATTACGCCGCAGCACCGGTCCGGCTGGGAGGCGCAAAAGTGCCGCACCTGATGCCGGGTGACTCACTGAACCTGCAGACGGCTCAGGACACGGATAACGGCTACTCCGTGTTTGAGCAGTCACTGCTGCGGTATATCGCTGCCGGCCTGGGTGTCTCGTATGAGCAGCTTTCCCGGAATTACGCCCAGATGAGCTACTCCACGGCACGGGCCAGCGCGAACGAGTCGTGGGCGCACTTTATGGGGCGGCGAAAATTTATCGCATCCCGTCAGGCGAGCCAGATGTTTCTGTGCTGGCTGGAAGAGGCCATCGTTCGCCGCGTGGTGACGTTACCTTCAAAAGCGCGCTTCAGCTTTCAGGAAGCCCGCAGTGCCTGGGGGAACTGTGACTGGATAGGCTCCGGTCGTATGGCCATCGATGGTCTGAAAGAAGTACAGGAAGCGGTGATGCTGATAGAAGCCGGACTGAGCACCTACGAGAAAGAGTGCGCAAAACGCGGCGACGACTATCAGGAAATTTTTGCCCAGCAGGTCCGTGAAACGATGGAGCGCCGCGCGGCTGGTCTTAAACCGCCCGCCTGGGCGGCTGCGGCATTTGAATCCGGGCTGCGACAATCAACAGAGGAGGAGAAGAGTGACAGCAGAGCTGCGTAATCTCCCGCATATTGCCAGCATGGCCTTTAATGAGCCGCTGATGCTTGAACCCGCCTATGCGCGGGTTTTCTTTTGTGCGCTTGCAGGCCAGCTTGGGATCAGCCGCCTGACAGATGCGGTGTCCGGTGACAGCCTGACTGCCCCGGAGGCACCCGCGACGCTGGCGTTATCCGGTGATGATGACGGACCACGACAGGCCCGCAGTTATCAGGTCATGAACGGCATCGCCGTGCTGCCGGTTTCCGGCACGCTGGTCAGCCGGACGCGGGCGCTGCAGCCGTATTCGGGGATGACCGGTTACAACGGCATTATCGCCCGTCTGCAACAGGCTGCCAGCGACCCGATGGTGGACGGCATTCTGCTCGATATGGACACGCCCGGCGGGATGGTGGCGGGGGCATTTGACTGCGCTGACATCATCGCCCGTGTGCGTGACATAAAACCGGTATGGGCGCTTGCCAACGACATGAACTGCAGTGCAGGTCAGTTGCTTGCCAGCGCCGCTTCCCGGCGCCTGGTCACGCAGACCGCCCGGACAGGCTCCATCGGCGTCATGATGGCTCACAGCAATTACGGTGCTGCGCTGGAGAAACAGGGCGTGGAAATCACGCTGATTTACAGCGGCAGCCATAAGGTGGATGGCAACCCCTACAGCCATCTTCCGGATAACGTCCGGGAAACACTGCAGTCCCGGATGGATGCAACCCGCCAGATGTTTGCGCAGAAAGTGTCGGCATATACCGGCCTGTCTGTGCAGGCTGTGCTGGATACCGAGGCTGCAGTGTACAGCGGTCAGGAGGCCATTGATGCCGGACTGGCTGATGAACTTGTCAACAGCACCGATGCGATCACCGTTATGCGTGATGCACTGGATGCACGTAAATCCCGTCTCTCAGGAGGGCGAATGACCAAAGAGACTCAATCAACAACTGTTTCAGCCACCGCTTCGCAGGCTGACGTTACTGACGTGGTGCCAGCTACGGAGGGCGAAAACGCCAGCGCGGCGCAGCCGGACGTGAACGCGCAGATCACCGCAGCGGTTGCGGCAGAAAACAGCCGCATTATGGGGATCCTCAACTGTGAGGAGGCTCACGGACGCGAAGAACAGGCGCGCGTTCTGGCAGAAACCCCCGGAATGACCGTGGAAACGGCCCGCCGCATTCTGGCCGCAGCACCACAGAGTGCACAGGCGCGCAGTGACACTGCGCTGGATCGTCTGATGCAGGGTGCACCGGCACCACTGGCTGCAGGTAACCTGGCATCTGATGCCGTTAACGATTTGCTGAACACACCAGTGTAAGGGATGTTTATGACGAGCAAAGAAACCTTTACCCATTACCAGCCGCTGGGCAACAGTGACCCGGCTCATACCGCAACCGCGCCCGGCGGATTGAGTGCGAAAGCGCCTGCAATGACTCCGCTGATGCTTGACACCGCCACCCGTAAGCTGGTTGCGTGGGATGGCACCACCGACGGTGCTGCCGTTGGCATTCTGGCTGTTGCAGCTGACCAGACCAGCACCACGCTGACGTTCTACAAGTCCGGCACGTTCCGTTATGAGGATGTGCTCTGGCCGGAGGCTGCCAGCGACGAGACGAAAAAACGGACCGCGTTTGCCGGAACGGCAATCAGCATCGTTTAACTTTACCCTTCATCACTAAAGGCCGCCTGTGCGGCTTTTTTTACGGGATTTTTTTTATGTCGATGTACACAACCGCCCAGCTGCTGGCGGCAAATGAGCAGAAATTTAAGTTTGATCCGCTGTTTCTGCGTCTCTTTTTCCGTGAGAGCTATCCCTTCACCACGGAGAAAGTCTATCTCTCACAAATTCCGGGACTGGTAAACATGGCGCTGTACGTTTCGCCGATTGTTTCCGGTGAGGTTATCCGTTCCCGTGGCGGCTCCACCTCTGAATTTACGCCGGGATATGTCAAGCCGAAGCATGAGGTGAATCCGCAGATGACCCTGCGTCGCCTGCCGGATGAAGATCCGCAGAATCTGGCGGACCCGGCTTACCGCCGCCGTCGCATCATCATGCAGAACATGCGTGACGAAGAGCTGGCCATTGCTCAGGTCGAAGAGATGCAGGCCGTTTCTGCCGTGCTTAAGGGCAAATACACCATGACCGGTGAAGCCTTCGATCCGGTTGAGGTGGATATGGGCCGCAGTGCGGCGAATAACATCACGCAGTCCGGCGGCACGGAGTGGAGCAAGCGTGACAAGTCCACGTATGACCCGACCGACGATATCGAAGCCTACGCGCTGAACGCCAGCGGTGTGGTGAATATCATCGTGTTTGATCCGAAAGGCTGGGCGCTGTTCCGTTCCTTCAAAGCCGTCAAGGAGAAGCTGGATACCCGTCGTGGCTCTCATTCCGAGCTGGAGACAGCGGTAAAAGACCTGGGTAAAGCGGTGTCCTATAAGGGTATGTATGGCGATGTTGCCATCGTCGTGTATTCCGGACAGTACGTGGAAAACGGCGTCAAAAAGAACTTCCTGCCGGACAACACGATGGTGCTGGGGAACACTCAGGCACGCGGTCTGCGCACCTATGGTTGTATTCAGGATGCGGACGCACAGCGCGAAGGCATTAACGCCTCTGCCCGTTACCCGAAAAACTGGGTGACCACCGGCGATCCGGCACGTGAGTTCACCATGATTCAGTCAGCACCGCTGATGCTGCTGGCTGACCCTGATGAGTTCGTGTCCGTACAACTGGCGTAATCATGGCCCTTCGGGGCCATTGTCTCTCTGTGGAGAAGTCCATGACGAAAGATGAACTGATTGCCCGTCTCCGCTCGCTGGGTGAACAACTGAACCGTGATGTCAGCCTGACGGGGACGAAAGAAGAACTGGCGCTCCGTGTGGCAGAGCTGGAAGAGGAGCTTGATGACACGGATGACACTGCCGGTCAGGACACCCCTCTCAGCCCGGAAAATGTGCTGACCGGGCATGAAAATGAGGTGGTATCAGCGCAGCCGGACACCGTGATTCAGGATACGGCTGAACTGGTCACGGTCGTGGCACTGGTGACGCTGCATACTGATGCACTTCACGCCACGCGGGATGAACCTGTGGCATTTGTGCTGCCGGGAACGGCGTTTCGTGTCTCTGCCGGTGTGGCAGCCGAAATGACAGAGCGCGGCCTGGCCAGAATGCAATAACGGGAGGCGCTGTGGCTGATTTCGATAACCTGTTCGATGCTGCCATTGCCCGCGCCGATGAAACGATACGCGGGTACATGGGAACGTCAGCCACCATTACATCCGGTGAGCAGTCCGGTGCAGTGATACGTGGTGTTTTTGATGACCCTGAAAATATCAGCTATGCCGGACAGGGCGTGCGCGTTGAAGGCTCCAGCCCATCCCTGTTTGTCCGGACTGATGATGTGCGGCAACTGCGGCGTGGAGACACGCTGACCATCGGTGAGGAAAACTTCTGGATAGATCGTGTTTCGCCGGATGATGGCGGAAGCTGTCATCTCTGGCTTGGGCGGGGCGTACCGCCTGCCGTTAACCGTCGCCGCTGAAAGGGGGATGTATGGCCATAAAAGGTCTTGAGCAGGCCGTTGAAAACCTCAGCCGTATCAGCAAAACGGCGGTGCCTGGTGCCGCCGCAATGGCCATTAACCGCGTTGCTTCATCCGCGATATCGCAGTCTGCGTCACAGGTTGCCCGTGAGACAAAGGTACGCCGGAAACTGGTAAAGGAAAGGGCCAGGCTGAAAAGGGCTACGGTTAAAAATCCGCAGGCCAGAATCAAGGTTAACCGGGGGGATTTGCCCGTAATCAAGCTGGGTAATGCGCGGGTTGTCCTGTCCCGACGCAGGCGTCGTAAAAAGGGGCAGCGTTCATCCCTGAAAGGTGGCGGCAGCGTGCTTGTGGTGGGAAACCGTCGTATTCCCGGCGCGTTTATTCAGCAACTGAAAAATGGCCGGTGGCATGTTATGCAGCGTGTGGCCGGGAAAAACCGTTACCCCATTGATGTGGTGAAAATCCCGATGGCGGTGCCACTGACCACGGCGTTTAAACAGAATATTGAACGGATACGGCGTGAGCGTCTTCCGAAAGAGCTGGGCTATGCGCTGCAGCATCAACTGAGAATGGTAATAAAGCGATGAAACATACTGAACTCCGTGCAGCCGTACTGGATGCACTGGAGAAGCATGACACCGGGGCGACGCTTTTTGATGGTCGCCCCGCTGTTTTTGATGAGGCGGATTTTCCGGCAATTGCCGTTTATCTCACCGGCGCTGAATACACGGGCGAAGAGCTGGACAGCGATACCTGGCAGGCGGAGTTGCATATTGAAGTTTTCCTGCCTGCTCAGGTGCCGGATTCAGAGCTGGATTCGTGGATGGAGTCCCGGATTTATCCGGTGATGAGCGATATCCCGGCACTGTCAGATTTGATCACCAGTATGGTGGCCAGTGGCTATGACTACCGACGCGACGATGATGCGGGCCTGTGGAGTTCAGCCGATCTGACTTATGTCATTACCTATGAAATGTGAGGACGATATGCCTGTACCAAATCCAACAATGCCGGTGAAAGGTGCCGGGACCACACTGTGGGTTTATAAGGGGAACGGTGACCCTTATGCGAACCCGCTTTCAGACGTTGACTGGTCGCGTCTGGCAAAAGTTAAAGACCTGACGCCCGGCGAACTGACCGCTGAGTCCTATGACGACAGTTATCTCGATGATGAGGATGCGGACTGGACTGCGACCGGGCAGGGGCAGAAATCAGCCGGAGATACCAGCTTCACGCTGGCGTGGATGCCCGGAGAGCAGGGGCAGCAGGCGCTGCTGGCGTGGTTTAATGAAGGTGATACCCGTGCCTATAAAATCCGCTTCCCGAACGGCACGGTCGATGTGTTCCGTGGCTGGGTCAGCAGTATCGGTAAAGCGGTGACGGCGAAGGAAGTGATCACCCGCACGGTGAAGGTCACCAATGTGGGACGCCCGTCGATGGCAGAAGATCGCAGCACGGTAACAGCGGCCACCGGCATGACGGTAACGCCAGCCAGTGCTTCCGTAGTGAAAGGGCAGAGCACCACGCTGACCGTGGCCTTCCAGCCGGAAGGCGCAACCGACAAGAGCTTCCGTGCGGTGTCAGCGGATAAAACAAAAGCCACCGTGTCGGTCAGTGGTATGACCATCACCGTGAACGGCGTTGCTGCAGGCAAGGTCAACATTCCGGTTGTATCCGGTAATGGTGAGTTTGCTGCGGTTGCAGAAATCACCGTCACCGCCAGTTAATCCGGAGAGTCAGCGATGTTCCTGAAAACAGAATCATTTGAACATAACGGCGTGACCGTCACGCTTTCTGAACTGTCAGCCCTGCAGCGTATTGAGCATCTTGCCTGGTTGAAAGAGCAGGAAAAAAAGGCTGAATCCAGCGGCAACCTGCAGGTGTCTGTAGAGGATCTTATCAGAGGCGGGGCGTTTCTGGTGGCGATGTCTCTGTGGCATAACCATCCGCAGAAGACAAAGCTGCCGTCCATGAATGAAGCCATTACGCAGATTGAGCAGGAAGTGCTTACCACCTGGCCCACGGAGGCAATTGCTCAGGCTGAAAACGTGGTGTTACGTCTGTCCGGAATGTCTGAGTTTGTGGTGAATAATGCCCCTGAACAGGCAGATGACGCCGGGCCTGCAGAGCCTGTTTCTGCGGGAAAGTGTTCGACGGTGAGCTGAGTTTTGCCCTGAAACTGGCGCGTGAGATGGGGCGACCCGACTGGCGCGCCATGCTTGCCGGGATGTCATCCACGGAGTATGCCGACTGGCACCGCTTTTACAGTACCCATTATTTTCATGATGTTCTGCTGGATATGCACTTTTCCGGGCTGACGTACACCGTACTCAGCCTGTTTTTCAGCGATCCGGATATGCATCCGCTGGATTTCAGTCTGCTGAACCGGTGTGAGGCTGACGAAGAGCCTGAAGATGATGTGCTGATGCAGAAAGCGGCAGGGCTTGCCGGAGGCGTCCGCTTTGACCCGGACGGGAATGAAGTTATCCCCGCTTCCCCGGATGTGGCGGGCATGACGGAGGATGACGTAATGCTGATGACAGTATCAGAAGGGATCGCAGGAGGAGTCCGGTATGGCTGAACCGGTAGGCGATCTGGTCGTTGATTTAAGTCTGGATGCGACCAGATTTGACGAGCAGATGGCCAGAGTCAGGCGTCATTTTTCCGGTACGGAAAGTGATGCGAAAAAAACAGCGGCAGTCGTTGAACAGTCAATGAACCGGCAGGCGCTGGCTGCACAGAAAGCGGGGATTTCCGTCGGGCAGTATAAAGCTGCCATGCGTATGCTGCCTGCGCAGTTCACCGACGTGGCCACACAGCTTGCAGGGGGGCAGAATCCGTGGCTGATCCTGTTGCAACAGGGTGGTCAGGTGAAGGACTCCTTCGGCGGGATGATCCCCATGTTCAGGGGGCTTGCCGGTGCGATCACCCCGCCGATGGTTGGTATCACTTCGCTGGCGGTGGCGACCGGTGCGCTGGCGTATGCCTGGTATCAGGGTGACTCAACCCTGTCCGATTTCAATAAAACGCTGGTTCTTTCCGGTAATCAGGCGGGACTGACGGCAGATCGTATGCTGGCCCTGTCCAGAGCCGGGCAGGCGGCAGGGCTGACGTTTAACCAGACCAGTGAGTCACTGACGGCGCTGGTGAATGCCGGTGTGCGTGGTGGTGAGCAGTTTGAGGCAATCAGCCAGAGTGTGGCGCGTTTCTCCTCTGCATCCGGCGTGGAGGTGGACAAGGTCGCTGAAGCCTTCGGGAAGCTGACCACAGACCCGACGTCGGGGCTGACGGCGATGGCGCGCCAGTTCCATAACGTGACGGCAGAGCAGATTGCGTATGTTGCTCAGTTGCAGCGTTCCGGCGATGGAGCCGGGGCATTGCAGGCGGCGAACGAGGCCGCAACGAAAGGGTTTGATGACCAGACCCGTAAACTGAAAGATAACATGGGTACGCTGGAGACCTGGGCAGACAAGACTGCACAGGCATTCAAATCCATGTGGGATGCGGTGCTGGATATTGGCCGCCCGGACTCCTCTGCTGATATGCTCGCCAAAGCTGAAAAGGCTTTTGATGAAGCGGATAAAAAATGGCAGTGGTATCAGAGCCGGAGCCACCGGCGCGGTAAAACGTCAGCATTTCTTGCCAATCTCCGGGGGGCATGGGAGAAGAGAGAGAATGCGCGACTTGGGCTTTCAGCCGCCACGTTGCAGGCAGATCTTGAAAAGGCCAGTGAGATGGCAGCAAAAGATCGGGCCGAGTCTGAGGCATCACGGCTGAAATATACCGAAGAGGCGCAGAAGGCTTACGAACGCCTGCAGACACCGCTGGAGAAATATACCGCCCGCCAGGAGGAACTGAATAAGGCTCTGAAAGACGGAAAAATCCTGCAGGCAGATTACAACACGCTGATGGCGGCGGCGAAAAAGGACTATGAAGCGACGCTGAAAAAGCCGAAGCAGTCCGGCGTGAAAGTGTCTGCGGGCGATCGTCAGGAAGACAGTGCTCATGCTGCCCTGCTGACGCTTCAGGCAGAACTCCGGATGCTGGAGAAGCATGCCGGAGCGAATGAGAAAATCAGCCAGCAGCGCCGGGATTTGTGGAAGGCGGAGAGTCAGTTCGCGGTACTGGAGGAGGCGGCGCAACGTCGCCAGCTGTCTGCACAGGAGAAATCCCTGCTGGCGCATAAAGATGAGACGCTGGAGTACAAACGCCAGCTGGCTGCACTTGGTGACAAGGTTACGTATCAGGAGCGCCTGAACGCGCTGGCGCAGCAGGCGGATAAATTCGCACAGCAGCAACGGGCAAAACGGGCAGCCATTGAGGCGAAAAACCGGGGGCTGACTGACCGGCAGGCAGCGCGGGACGCCACGGAACAGCGCCTGAAGGAACAGTATGGCGATAATCCTCTGGCGCTGAATAACGTCATGTCAGAGCAGAAAAAGACCTGGGCGGCTGAAGACCAGCTTCGCGGGAGCTGGATGGCAGGCCTCAAGTCTGGCTGGAGTGAGTGGGAAGAGAGCGCCACGGACAGTATGTCGCAGGTTAAAAGTGCTGCCACGCAGACCTTTGATGGTATTGCACAGAATATGGCGGCGATGCTGACCGGCAGTGAGCAGAACTGGCGCAGCTTCACCCGTTCCGTGCTGTCCATGATGACAGAAATTCTGCTTAAGCAGGCAATGGTGGGGATTGTCGGGAGTATCGGCAGCGCCATTGGCGGTGTTGCCAGTAGTGGCGCATCAGCGTCAGGTGGTACAGCCATTCAGGCAGCTGCGGCGAAATTCCATTTTGCGACCGGGGGATTTACGGGAACCGGCGGCAAATATGAGCCTGCGGGGATTGTTCATCGTGGTGAATTTGTCTTCACGAAGGAGGCAACCAGCCGGATTGGCGTGGGGAATCTTTACCGGCTGATGCGCGGCTATGCCACCGGCGGTTATGTCGGTACACCGGGCAGCATGGCGGACAGCCGGTCGCAGGCGTCCGGGAAGTTTGAGCAGAATAACCATGTGGTGATTAACAACGACGGCACGAACGGTCAGATAGGGCCACAGGCGCTGAAGGCGGTTTATGACGTAGCCCGTAAGGCGGCAATGGATGTTGTGACCGGGCAGATGCGTGATGGTGGTCTGTTCTCCGGAGGTGGACGATGAAAACCTTCCGCTGGAAAGTGAAACCGGGTATGGATGTGGCTTCGACTCCTTCCGTCAGGGAGGTGCGCTTTGGTGATGGTTACTCCCAGCGCGCGCCTGCCGGGCTGAATGCCAACCTGAAAACGTACAGCGTGACGATTTCTGTCCCCCGTTGGGAGGCCACGGCGCTGGAATCGTTTCTGGCAGAGCACGGCGGCTGGAAAGCCTTTCTGTGGACGCCGCCTTATGACTGGCGGCAGATAAAGGTGACCTGCGCAAAATGGACGTCGCGGGTCAGTATGCTGCGTGTTGAGTTCAGCGCAGAGTTTAAACAGGTGGTGAACTGATGCAGGATATCCGGCAGGAAACACTGAATGAATGCACCCGTGCGGAGCAGTCGGCCAGCGTGGTGCTCTGGGAAATCGATCTGACAGAGGTCGGTGGTGAACGCTATTTTTTCTGTAATGAGCAGAACGAAAAAGGTGAGCCGGTCACCTGGCAGGGGCGGCAGTATCTGGCGTATCCCATTCAGGGGAGTGGTTTTGAACTGAATGGCAAAGGCACCAGTACGCGCCCCACGCTGGCAGTCTCTAACCTGTACGGCATGGTCACCGGGATGGTGGAAGATCTGCAGAGTCTGGTCGGCGGAACGGTGGTCAGGCGTAAGGTTTATGCCCGTTTTCTGGATGCGGTGAACTTCGTCAACGGAAACAGCGACGCCGATCCGGAGCAGGAGGTGATTAGCCGCTGGCGCATCGAGCAGTGCAGCGAATTGAGCGCGGTCAGTGCCTCCTTTGTACTGTCCACGCCGACTGAAACGGATGGTGCCGTTTTTCCGGGGCGCATTATGCTGGCTAATACCTGCACCTGGATCTATCGCGGTGATGAGTGCGGTTATAACGGTCCGGCGGTCGCGGATGAATATGACCAGCCGACGTCCGATATCACGAAGGATAAATGCAGCAAATGCCTGAGTGGCTGTAAGTTTCGCAATAACGTCGGCAACTTTGGCGGCTTCCTTTCCATTAACAAACTTTCGCAGTAAATCCCATGACAGAGACAGAATCAGCGATTCTGGCGCACGCCCGACGATGTGCGCCAGCGGAGTCGTGCGGCTTCGTGGTGAGAACGCCGGAGGGGGAAAGATATTTTCCCTGCGTGAATATCTCCGGTGAGTCGGAGGAGTATTTCCGGATGTCTCCGGAAGACTGGCTGCAGGCAGAAATGCAGGGTGAGATTGTGGCGCTGGTCCACAGCCACCCCGGTGGTCTGCCCTGGCTGAGTGAGGCCGACCGGCGGCTGCAGGTGCAGAGTGATTTGCCGTGGTGGCTGGTCTGCCGGGGGACGATTCATAAGTTCCGCTGTGTGCCGCATCTTACCGGGCGGCGCTTTGAGCACGGTGTGACGGACTGTTACACCCTGTTCCGGGATGCTTATCATCTGGCGGGGATTGAGATGCCGGACTTTCATCGTGAGGATGACTGGTGGCGTAACGGCCAGAATCTCTATCTGGATAATCTGGAGGCGACGGGGCTGTATCAGGTGCCGTTGTCAGCGGCACAGCCGGGCGATGTGCTGCTGTGCTGTTTTGGTTCATCGGTGCCGAATCATGCCGCCATTTACTGTGGCGACAGTGAGCTGCTGCACCATATTCCTGAACAACTGAGCAAACGAGAGAGGTATACCGACAAATGGCAGCGACGCACACACTCCCTCTGGCGTCACCGGGCATGGCACGCATCTGCCTTTACGGGGATTTGCAACGATTTGGCCGCCGCATCGACCTTCGTGTGAAAACGGGTGCCGAAGCCATCCGGGCGCTGGCCACGCAGATCCCCGCATTTCGTCAGAAACTGAATGAGGGCTGGTATCAGGTGCGCATTGCCGGGCGTGATGCAGGTGAAACGGAATTATCAGTCCGTCTTAATGAGCCGTTGGCAAATGGTGCCGTGATCCACATCGTACCGCGTCTGGCGGGTGCTAAAAGTGGTGGTGTATTTCAGGCGGTGCTGGGTGCGGCGCTGATTGCAACGGCAATCTGGATGCCGGGAATCAGTATCGCTTTCAGTGACATCCTCTTTTCTATGGGGGCAGCGATGACGCTTGGTGGTGTTGCACAGATGCTGGCTCCTAAACCCAAAACACCCCGTACACAGACAACGGATAACGGCAAACAGAACACCTATTTCTCCTCACTGGATAACATGGTTGCCCAGGGCAATGTTCTGCCTGTTCTGTACGGTGAAATGCGCGTGGGGTCACGCGTGGTTTCTCAGGAGATCAGCACGGCAGATGAAGGGGATGGTGGTCAGGTTGTGGTAATTGGGCGGTAATATTATTTACTCATGTTCTAACTGATTTAATATTTATATCGAACACTGATAATTATTCTATTGGTTAGCTATATGAACAAAACGATTTTATTCTGCACGATTATTGCCTTAACAGGATGTAAATCTTTGGATTACGTAAAATCCGGAAAACCTGTAATGGAAGGTAATTCATTAAAAAATATTGATGAATTGTCAGGCTGCATATCCAGACAATGGGCTGGTAATGGAACACCTATAACATCCCTTCCTATTGAGAATGGGGTAAGCCTTTTAGTTCCACAGGCTATGGGGGGATATGATGTTGTGCTTGATATCAAAAAAGCAGGAAATGGCAGTAGTTTTACTCTTTATGAACGTGTACCAGCATTAACGCCAAAAATTTTTGCTGATAGTGTTAATGCATGTAAATAATAGTTAATCCTGCCGTAACTCATGAGCCGCCTTTTGGGCGGCTTTGTTGTTTATGGAGTGTGAGGAATGGGTAAAGGAAGCAGTAAGGGGCATACCCCGCGCGAAGCGAAGGACAACCTGAAGTCCACGCAGCTGCTGAGTGTGATCGATGCCATCAGCGAAGGGCCGATTGAAGGTCCGGTGGATGGATTAAAAAGCGTGCTGCTGAACAGTACGCCGGTGCTGGATAGCGAAGGGAATACCAACATCGCCGGTGTCACGGTGGTGTTCCGGGCAGGTGAGCAGGAGCAGACACCGCCGGAGGGTTTTGAATCCTCCGGCTCCGAGACGGTGCTGGGTACGGAAGTGAAATACGACACGCCGATAACCCGCACCATCACGTCTGCAAACATCGACCGTCTGCGCTTTACCTTTGGTGTGCAGGCACTGGTGGAAACCACCTCAAAGGGTGACCGGAATCCGTCGGAAGTCCGCCTGCTGGTTCAGATACAACGTAACGGTGGCTGGGTGACGGAAAAAGACATCACCATTAAGGGCAAAACCACTTCACAGTATCTGGCCTCGGTGGTGGTGGATAACCTGCCGCCGCGCCCGTTTAATATCCGGATGCGCAGGATGACGCCGGACAGCACCACAGACCAGCTGCAGAACAAAACGCTCTGGTCGTCATACACCGAAATCATCGATGTGAAACAGTGCTACCCGAACACGGCACTGGTCGGCGTGCAGGTGGATTCGGAGCAGTTCGGCAGCCAGCAGGTGAGCCGTAATTATCATCTTCGCGGGCGCATTCTGCAGGTGCCGTCGAACTATAACCCGCAGACGCGGCAATACAGCGGTATCTGGGACGGGACGTTTAAACCGGCATACAGCAACAACATGGCCTGGTGTCTGTGGGATATGCTGACCCATCCGCGCTACGGCATGGGGAAGCGTCTCGGTGCGGCGGATGTGGACAAATGGGCGCTGTATGTCATCGGCCAGAATTGCGACCAGTCGGTGCCGGATGGCTTTGGTGGCACGGAGCCGCGCATCACCTGTAACGCTTACCTGACCACGCAGCGTAAGGCGTGGGATGTTCTCAGCGATTTCTGCTCGGCGATGCGCTGTATGCCGGTATGGAACGGGCAGATGCTGACGTTCGTGCAGGACCGACCGTCGGATAAGGTGTGGACCTATAACCGCAGTAATGTGGTGATGCCGGATGATGGCGCGCCGTTCCGCTACAGCTTCAGCGCCCTGAAAGACCGCCATAATGCCGTTGAGGTGAACTGGATTGACCCGGATAACGGCTGGGAGACGGCAACAGAGCTTGTGGAGGATACGCAGGCCATTCTCCGTTACGGTCGTAACGTCACGAAGATGGATGCCTTTGGCTGTACCAGCCGGGGGCAGGCGCACCGCGCCGGGCTGTGGCTGATTAAAACGGAACTGCTGGAAACGCAGACCGTGGACTTCAGCGTGGGCGCAGAAGGGCTTCGCCATGTACCGGGCGATGTCATTGAAATCTGCGATGATGACTATGCGGGGATCAGCATCGGTGGTCGCGTACTGGCGGTGAACAGCCAGACCCGGACGCTGACGCTCGACCGTGAAATCACGCTGCCATCCTCCGGCACCACGCTGATAAGCCTGGTTGACGGTGAGGGTAATCCGGTCAGTGTGGAGGTCCAGTCCGTCACCGACGGCGTGAAGGTGAAAGTGAGCCGTGTTCCTGACGGCGTTGCTGAATACAGCGTGTGGGGGCTGAAGCTGCCGACGCTGCGCCAGCGCCTGTTCCGCTGTGTGAGTATCCGTGAGAACGACGACGGCACGTATGCCATCACTGCCGTGCAGCATGTGCCGGAAAAAGAGGCCATCGTGGATAACGGGGCGCACTTTGACGGCGACCGGAGCGGCACGGTGAATGGTGTCACGCCGCCAGCGGTGCAGCACCTGACCGCAGAAGTCACCGCAGACAGTGGGGAATATCAGGTGCTGGCGCGCTGGGACACGCCGAAGGTGGTGAAGGGCGTGAGATTCCTGCTTCGCCTGACCGTGGCAGCGGACGATGGCAGTGAGCGGCTGGTAAGCACGGCCAGGACGACGGAAACCACATACCGCTTCACGCAACTGGCGCTGGGAAATTACAGGCTGACAGTCCGGGCGGTAAATGCGTGGGGACAGCAGGGCGATCCGGCATCGGTATCGTTCCGGATTGCCGCACCGGCAGCACCGTCGCGGATTGAGCTGACGCCGGGCTATTTTCAGATAACCGCCACGCCGCATCTTGCGGTTTATGATCCGACGGTACAGTTTGAGTTCTGGTTCTCGGAAAAGCGGATAGCGGATATCAGGCAGGTTGAAACCACAGCCCGCTATCTTGGCACGGCGCTGTACTGGATAGCCGCCAGTATCAATATCAAACCGGGCCATGATTATTATTTTTATATCCGCAGTGTGAACACCGTTGGCAAATCGGCATTTGTGGAGGCTGTCGGTCGGGCGAGCGATGATGCGGAAGGTTACCTGGATTTTTTCAAAGGCCAGATAACCGAATCCCATCTCGGCAAGGAGCTGCTGGAAAAAGTCGAGCTGACGGAGGATAACGCCAGCAAACTGGAGGAGTTTTCGAAAGAGTGGAAAGACGCCAACGATAAATGGAATGCCATGTGGGGCGTCAAAATTGAGCAGACCGAAGACGGCAGGCATTATGTCGCGGGGATTGGCCTCAGCATGGAGGATACGGAGGAAGGTAAACTGAGCCAGTTCCTGGTTGCCGCTAACCGTATCGCGTTTATTGACCCGGCAAACGGGAATGAAACTCCGATGTTTGTGGCGCAGGGCAACCAGATATTCATGAACGAAGTGTTCCTGAAGTATCTGACGGCTCCCACCATTACCAGCGGCGGCAATCCGCCGGTATTTTCCCTGACACCGGACGGGCGGTTGACGGCGAAAAATGCCGATATCAGCGGTAACGTGAATGCGAACTCCGGGACGCTCAACAACGTCACGATAAATGAGAACTGTACGATTAAGGGAATGCTCGAGGCTACTCAGGTCAAAGGTGACTTCGTTAAAGCTGTATCTAAGCCATTCCCGAAAAAAACTGGCTCGTGGGGCGATACGGAAACACCAGGCGGGACGGTTACAGTCACCATTTACGATGATCATAACTTTGACCGCCAGATTATTATTCCACCCATTATTTTTAACGGTATGGCGTATGACGATCCGGGGAGCGGTAATAACCCGGGAGGTACGAAATACACGGGTTATGGTTTTGAAGTTCGCAAAAACGGCGTATTAATCGCATCCAGAGAAACTAAAGGAGCCATTCCCGGTAGTTACAGTGCGGTTATTGATATGCCGAGTGGTGGTGGTAGCGTCACTCTGGAGTTTAAGATTTTCCAGAAAGGCAATCAGGGCGCAGGTAACATCACAGACTGTACGGTGATTGTGACCAAAAAAGCTGCTTCCGGTATCAGTATCCGTTGAAATATTTATAACCCCAATACGGGCGCCAGAAATGGCGCCTTTTTTATTTGTGGAGTGAGTATGGCAGTACAGATTTCTGGTGTGCTGAAAGATGGTGCGGGAAAACCAATACAGAACTGCACTATTCAACTGAAGGCAAAGCGTAACAGCACCACGGTACTGGTGAACACGGTGGCCTCTGAAAATCCGGATGAAGCCGGGCGTTACAGCATGGATGTTGAGTATGGCCAGTACAGCGTCACCCTGCTGGTTGAAGGTTTTCCGCCTTCACATGCCGGGATCATTACCGTCTATGAAGGTTCCAGACCAGGTACGCTGAATGATTTTCTCGGTGCCATGACGGAAGATGATGTCATGCCGGAGGCATTGCGTCGTTTTGAGGAGATGGTGGAAGAAGCGGCACGCAACGCCGAAGCCGCCTCTCAGAGCGCAGCGGCGGCAAAGAAATCCGAAACTGCAGCGGCATCATCGAAGAACGCGGCGAAAACCTCAGAAACGAATGCAGCTAACAGCGCACAGGCAGCAGCGGCCTCACAGACTGCATCGGCAAACTCCGCGACAGCAGCCAAAAAATCAGAAACCAACGCGAAAAACAGCGAGACAGCCGCAAAGACGAGCGAAACCAACGCAAAGTCCAGCCAGACGGCAGCGAAAACAAGCGAAACGAATGCCAAAACCAGTGAAACTGCGGCGAAAAGCAGTCAGGCTGCAGCAGCCGAAAGCGAGAGTGCTGCAGCCGGTTCTGCGACTTCAGCAGCTGGATCAGCAACTGCTGCGGCTAACAGCCAGAAAGCAGCGAAGACGAGCGAAACTAACGCAAAGTCCAGCCAGACGGCAGCGAAGACCAGCGAAACGAATGCCAAAGCCAGCGAAACTGCGGCGAAAAACAGTCAGGATGCAGCGGCCCAAAGCGAGAGTGCCGCAGCTGGTTCTGCAAGTGCGGCGGCTTCTTCTGCCACTGCATCAGCCAACAGTCAAAAAGCTGCAAAAACCAGTGAAACCAACGCAAAGGCGAGCGAGACTGCGGCGGCTAACTCGGCGAAAGCATCCGCTGCAAGCCAGACGGCTGCAAAAGCAAGTGAAGACGCAGCCAGAGAGTATGCAAGCCAGGCTGCGGAGCCGTATAAACAAGTTTTGCAGCCGCTTCCCGATGTGTGGATACCGTTTAACGATTCACTGGATATGATTACGGGCTTTTCGCCGTCATATAAAAAGATTGTTATTGGTGATGATGAAATAACGATGCCTGGCGATAAGGTTGTAAAGTTTAAACGCGCATCGAAAGCAACCTATATTAATAAATCTGGTGTGCTGACAGAGGCTGCCATTGACGAGCCACGGTTTGAACGTGATGGCCTGCTTATTGAGGGGCAAAGAACAAACTACATGCTCAATTCGGAAAACCCTGCCAGTTGGGGGCGATCGTCAAATATGGATGTTCCCGAAACCGGGAAGGATAGTTTTGGTTTTACCTATGGAAAGTTCGTCTGTAACGATTCTCTGATTGGGCAAACCTCAGCCATTAATATGGCATCAATTGCTGCAACAAAGTCAGTTGATGTCTCAGGCGATAATAAATACGTGACAACCTCATGTCGTTTTAAAACAGAACTGCAGGTAAGGTTGCGTATCCGGTTTGATAAATATGACGGTAGCGCAACAACTTTTCTTGGTGATGCGTATATTGATACACAAACGCTTGAAATTAATATGACAGGCGGTGCTGCCTCAAGGATTACAGCGAGAGTCAGAAAGGACGAAGCTACCGGATGGATTTTTGCAGAGGCAACAATTCAGGCAATTGATGGGGAGTTAAAAATAGGTTCTCAGATACAGTATTCTCCTAAGCAGGGCGGGGCAACCGTATCTGGTGACTATATTTATCTGGCCACCCCACAAGTAGAAAATGGGCCTTGTGTATCATCTTTTATTATATCAGGAACGACGGCGGCGACCCGCGCAAGCGATATAGTTACAGTTCCCATTAAGAATAATCTTTATAATCTTCCTTTTACGGTTCTTTGTGAGGTACATAAGAACTGGTATAAAACGCCAAATGCAGCGCCGCGTGTTTTTGACACCGGCGGTCATCAAACCGGAGCGGCTATTATTCTTGGCTTCGGTTCTTCAGCAGATTACGACGGATTTCCTTATTGCGATATTGGAGGAGCTAACAGACGGGTAAACGAAAACGCATCGCTTGAAAAAATGGTTATGGGGATGCGTGTAAAGTCAGATCAGTCTACGTGCTCAGTAAGTAACGGGCGTATATCCAGCGAAACAAAAACCACATGGTCCTATATTCAGAACACCGCAATTATCCGTATTGGAGGCCAGACTACAGCCGGGTTACGTCATTTATTTGGTCATGTCAGGAATTTCAGAATATGGCACAAGGCATTGACTGATGCTCAGGTGGGGGAGTCAATCTAATGAAAGATTTAACACTCAAATTTCCCGACAGAGCCAACTTTTCGGCCTTTATGGAGAGTACTGGCTATTATGATGACGAGTCGATGCAGGATGATATTCTTATTGACGTGATCGGTAACGTGTACAAAGAAACCGGAGAGCTGACTGAAGATGGCGAACCGGTATGTATTAAGGAAGATGGATATTTTGTAAACGTGCGCATCATTAATGATGTGAAAACACCGTCAATATTCGATGAATACGTGGTTGCTGTTGAGCATCAACTTCGTGGCTGGATGTGAGGAAGAAAAATGGCTACATCGACAGTAATTCCGGGAGACATTACCACGCTGAAGGGATATGTCAGTAAAACTAAGGAAGATATTTCCTCAATTAACGGAAAAGTATCAACGCTTCAGGCTGATATGGCCAGTGCAAAGCAGGATATCAGCACCAGATACACAAAAACTGAAGTTGATAATAAGCTGAAAAACAAACTGGAAGTGAATGCTCTCGAAAGCGGTAATTATGGTGGAGATTTTTACCCGCTGACTGGCCGCGAAGCGTTTTATTTATGGGGGTTGGGCACGACAACTGCGGCGGCAAACCTTTATCTTAATCCTGACCCTGCAATTTCGTCTGTACTGCGGTCAACATCGTCTATCCGCTATAAACATTCAGTAGAGACGATAGATTCAGAGCACGCCGATCTCATTTTCAAGATGCGCCCTGTGTGGTACAGGTCGCAATGCGAAAATGATAGGCGTGACTGGGGATTCTACGGATTGATTGCCGAGGAAGTAGGAGAAATTGCCCCTCAGTTTGTACACTGGCGACCAGCTAACGAAGATGATGCACCGGAAGCTATTTCCAGCAATGGCCTTGTTGCCGAAGGTGTAATGTACGAACGTCTGGTTGTTCCACTGATTCACCATATCCAGAAGCTGACTGAAAGAGTTGATGAACTTGAGTCAGAATTAAAGCTGTTATCAACTTCCCGAAGCGATATCGGATAAAGGAGGAGTAATGGATATAAGCCCCTTACTTCATGCACTTTGTGCTGTGGCTGCGCAGCTACTGATTGGTCTTTTTACCGGGAACTGGGCTTACGGAGCGATAGCCGGTTGTACGTTCTTCATTGCGCGTGAACACACCCAGGCAGAATATCGCTGGATTGAAATGTTCGGGCATGGCAAGCGTATGAATATGCCGTGGTGGGGCGGTTTTGATCCAAGCGCGTGGGATGTAGCAAGTCTGATGGATTTTGCGGTGCCGGCGGTGGCGTGTCTGCTGGTCTGGCTGTTTATCCGTTAAACATAAAAAGCCGCAGCAACTTGTCGTGGCAGAATACTGCGGCTGGCTGGTGAACTTCCGATAATTTGATTATTAAATAATTTCCAGCTGTTATTGATTTTACGTATTTTTTGTATGGGAGAATTTGCACCTCCTCCCATCGACCATCTATGACTGTATGCCACTATCTATAGGACTGCTATGTGCCAGAAACGGATATTACTGTGTATGGTTAATTCTGCCTGTCAAATAACTTACGTTCATCAAATAATCGAAATTATGACTTAGCTCAACAATTAGGTTTAGCATGGGGTCATATGACTAGAGTGCAGCGACTTGCTGCAATAATTTAATAAGAATAAAAAATGCCAACTTATGCTAATTAAGGCGGTAATTCGGGAATAGTGTTTTATGAGATTACTCCCGATGTTATCACAGTACAGTTTAAAGATGGATGGAAATACGTTACGATTCTACAAAACTGGGTGCTTCAACGGTCTCTAAGATGAAAGAGCTAGCCCAGGATGGGCATGGACTAAATAGTTTTATTAGTAGTGTGGTTAAGAAAAATTTCTCACGTAAATACCTTTAATTTTAATTGAGGGTGGTAAGGACTATCACCCTCATAATTCTTCACCATTCAATCAAGAGCAATTCAAGGTGATTTGTTCTTATTGTACATGGTCAGTTAGTTAGCACTTCGTAATTTATTGAATAGAAGACTTTTGGAACAGCATCTGCACTCGTGCTTATCGCCCGGCAGACTTAGCCAGAATAGTCTCGAGCATTTCTGGTTCGTTGCCTTTAGCTGTATCAATATTTTCATCCCCTAGATCTTGCTGAAAGCTCATCTTTATAAGCCATTCTTGGCGTGTAAAAATTATGGAATGCCTTACCTATTGCACCATTGAAAAGCTTAAGCAATGGTTTATTGCTCCCTGCGTTTAAAATATTCCTCATTGCTATACCAGGGTATGGATCTATGTAATATATTTGTTTGATCCCTAATTGATACGCTTTTTTAGAACATAATTCACAAGGGCTTGCTGTTGTGAACAAAAAACCATTCTGTATACCAACGCCACCATACTTAGATATTTGTAAGAAAGCATTCTCTTCAGCATGAAGTGATCTTGTAAAAACTTGATTAGCGTTAGACTTTATTTTGTCAATAATAGCAAACTCATCATCATTTAACTTATGTTCGACCCGTAGATCTTCTTTGTATTTATCATCAAGGATATTATTCCATTCTGTTTTAAAACAAAATGGAGCTCTCATTCCTTTATTTTTAACATCTAAAAAAATAATCTTAGTGCTATCTATTTTTCGAATGAAACTATTTTCGTTCTTTTCGAATTCAGAGTAAGCAATATCATCAATCCCCTCAGACAAATCAAACCTATCCCTTAAAGAGCAAGGAACTTGACCACTTGGTACATCATTCCAACCAATAGACTTAATTGAAAATGAACTATCAGATACTGCAGCGCCTACCTGCCTGGATATACAACCAGAGTTCAACTTAGCTGTATATGCTATCTGCATGCAACGTTCAACATTTGATGGAGTTATTATACCAGGACGCTTCATTAATGAAGTGAATTTAATTAATTGATTAGCCAATCCTGAGTACCGACAAACAACATTTTCCTCTTCCGGATTCTCAACATAGATGTCTGATATTTCTAAACAAGACTGTATATTCTGATATATATATGATGACTTCTCATCCAAAGATGATTTACGGTATTCTTTTGCATCAATATCTTTTATCTCAGCATCAGTTAAACCTTGTTCTCTAAGCCTTTGATGCCTGTAATGCTCTTCTGTAGAAACAGCCATTAAATAAAATGATGAGTATCTATCTTGGAAGTATGTTGCTTCGAACGGATTTCTTATAGCATCAATAACTATATAAATAGGTTTCTTTTCTCCAGTTTTTGTGTTCTTTTCTTTTGCTAAGGTTCTTAATCTTTGAATTATATCATTTATTTTTTTAGGAAGAAAAAAGCCATGGAAATCATCACTAAATGAACTGTCATGGTACATCCCACTAGATCTATAATTATTACCTATAGCTTGATATAATTTTATATAGTCAGCCTTGTTCTTAAATATGGATTTAATTTGTGTATTCGCTTTTATTAGATATTCATTTATGAATTTTATCTTATCATCTATATCATGATCAGAGCTTTCATCTTTAGCTTTAATTTCTTTTAGTATAGATTCAAGATCATTAACTGTTGACTCTAGGATTCTTTGGTCATTACCTAACTCCGTCACTTCCCGAATAAATTTATTCAGCTTACCATCAAAGTCCTTTGATAAACACAATGTCAGTATGGAACTTGCTTGTATTTTTATAAATGGAACCCATGACACGGAAAAATATTTAAATAGAACCCGCTCTTTTCTTTCTTCATTCGACTTAGGGTAATCACCGTTAAATAGAGAATGCTTTATCTCACTTGATTCTGATGACAGTATATTAGAAACTGTTGAACAGCCTGACCCCGTCCTCCCTGTTAATCCTATAATTAGGAAATCATCATCTTCACTATATATTTTACTCAGTGCGTCATTATAAAAACCCATAAAATCTCCAGTAATAATGAAGGATTTAAAATAAAAAGCTCTACTTAGATGTTTTTATTATATAAAATACATCTCCATTCTTCATTAGTATATTACTAATCTGCAACTTTCACACACGATTTTTCATCGGATGTACTAATATTAGCAAGCGGAGCTTTCTTTTCCCAGACAGCTTCCATCCGCTGCATCGCGGCAACCCGTGCGTAGCCGATGTCGATGAAGTAATACATCACCCAGAGACACTCCCGTAACCTAAATCATCTTCAAAACGATATATATCGCTGACTTTCACGTATAGCACGACATCTCGCGGCACATGGCATACACGGACTCTTAAGCCACCTTAATCGCCTGATTCAGGGAATTCACTGCAGGCTTCTACTGCTCCAGCCCAGTTTGTTTTAACTCCTGCTCAACCTGAGTCAATGCTGTACTAACTGATTTTTTGTCTGTCTCAGTCATGTTGCCGGAAGCACTGTCCAGCTCACGGATAACACCACTGGGCTTGTATTTGAAATCGCGTGACTATGAGCATTACGATCTTGATCCGCTGCACTGGAAGGATGATTACGACGTGTGGTTAACCCAGCAAAGGGCATTCTGAGGACTTGTGGCGCAATCTACTGTCTTACCGTCTGGTGGAGATATTCCTTGCGATGCGCAAGAAGTTTAAAGGTGTCATTCCACCCAATAAATTCTGACCTGTTTCCAATTGATTAACACACTGTAAAGCGAGTAATGCCCCACGTCTGTATCACAATTGCTAACTTCCGTTTCTCGCACAGAGAGGACCTTCAGTTCAGTCCGATGGTCTGCTCTGTGCCAGTAGCAGACGTCTAGGTCGCTGAACCACAAAAAATATTTTCTAGTTATATTACTGGCTCATCAGTATCTTTATGCGATAATATTTCATACAAACTGAATTTATGACGAAGGGAGTGCAAATGGCAATTACGGTCTATTCTCGTACATTCAAAAAGGAATTGGACATAGTTCAATTGCTAAACCTTTATTTATCAAATAACGTACTTAATTTTAGTGATTTCAAGGAATTTGTTGCGTTTGATGCAGAGTGCCCAATTTGTAATGTAAGCGGTGCAATTGTTGTTTCAGAAGGTTATTCGAAAACAACAAATAAAATAGTTAGCCAATCTCATTTTTCGTTTAGAACAAAAGACGGAACAGACGCGCACAAAATATTTTGCGATCATTACAATGGGGATGATAAACAAATAGATTCTTCAAAGGATGGTTTTATAAAATTAGGCACTTCCGACTCTGAGATTACAAGTATAATTCGAGAGCTTGTATGTAGAGGTATTGAACATGAAGAGTTCAATCAGGAAGATATTAGAAACATGCGACGGTGGTTTACTGAATTACGCCAATCAGGCACTTTTTCTGTTAACTACAGCCCTCACATGATCAATCTAGTAAGAGCCAGCATGTATTCCCGCAAAGGAGAAGATACATATATTGTCACTGAAGAGAGAAAAAATAAATCTTGGTTTGATATAAACGATGAAGTTTATCGTTCTTTAAGATTCAAATACCCATCATTGATGATCGATATGACCAATAAGAATAATGCTATTTTCTATAATCTTGTGAATAGCACCACATTTACTAAACAAGCATATCGATTAGTAGCACGAGATCGAGGTTATCAGGTTTATGATAGAAGGTTGCTTAAAGATAAATATGAAGCAACGATAAGGATAGCACAAAAAATAACTAGACATCACGAGTTTCTTTTCAGAAAGATCAGGAGCTTATCCGCTGTTAAAAAAAACAATCCCCTTTTGGCTGTTTCTGCCTTGCTTCTTTTTGTTTCTGACTGGAATGAAACAACTGCAATCAACAAATTCATCAAATTATGTGGTGTAGGAAAATCTAAAAATAATGATGAGGGAAACGTTATTGGCTTAAACCCCTTTATTCATTACGATGCCTGGAATGTTATTCATCAACTTAAGGATTTAATGGTTACACTTCCAGACTTCTCGAACCTTGATGAAGAATTTGCCAAAGAAAAAGCTAGATTAACTGAGCTTTATAAGCTCTAGCATAAATTAACAGGCTGTGTATACAGCCTGTTAATTTGCATAGTAAAGACTTCTTGTTCCGGTCTCGGATCGGAACTAATCGGCACATATCAACCCGGCAATACAACCGAATCTTTCATGGGTGGGTAGAAAAGCTTGGTCTCGAAGATTCGCTTTACAGCACACATTCCATGAGAAAAACAAAACCTTACCTGATCTACAAGAAAACCAAGAATCTCTGGGTGATCCAACTTCTGTTGGGCCATAAGAAACTGGAAAGCACAGTCCGTTATCTGGGCATTGAAGTTGATGATGCGTTAGAGATCTCTGAATCGGTTGAAGTCTAAGGTTGTCAGGGTTGCAACAGCAGCCCTATGCCAAAAACGAACAATCTTCGTCTGATGTGACTTTACAGTGCCCCAAAAAAGTTACAAAATCACTGGAGAAATAAATAGTCAATAACTATGAGTTGATTTTCGAACACTCAAAAATAGACAGTACCGGGTTGTTTGGATTGTTTTCTTTGTTTGAGTAGAAACCTATTGAAAGTCAGCAATGGGCCACAAACCTAAACTTAAATTTCTGGCGAAATTTCGTGCCAGATTTTGAAGGAAATGTTGCCAGTGTCATGCGATTGAGAAAAAATATGAATTTCCCAAAATATAACCAGACTAATTCTCAAGAAAGATTGGGTGTAAATGCTGTAGCGGAAGCAATGGCCAAAATTGGCCAGATTTGGCGTGAAACTCCGATGGCTGACGTTGGAATTGATGGTCAGATTGAGTATGTCAGTCCCGAGGGTTTTGCTACAGGAAGGATAATAGCCGTTCAAATAAAGTCAGGGGTGTCCTTTTTTAAGGAAAGTAATGGATATTGGATTTTCTACCCGGAAGAGAAGCATCGATTTTACTGGGAAAGATTTCCATTGCCTGTGCTTATTATTATTCACAACCCAGAAACAAATTTAAGTTATTGGCAAGATGTTCGCCATGCATTAAGAGTTTCCAAGACAACTGATGCAAAGGGTATTACCATACCCAAATCAAATGTCTTGCAATTGACCAGTGCTAAAAAACTCTTTGAAGGATTTGCGATTTTAGATCAAGACATCATGTCTGTCGAAGCTATCCTAGACTATTTGATTAAGACTGAGAGTAACAATGCTTCATTTCCTGTCTCATATTTCAATCTTTTCTGTACTGGCCTAACTAATGCCGGACGATCTTTATATTTTGGTATGGATATGGCATTAGGAATAGCAGAAATTGAAATGGATAATCAAAATTTACCTTTTGGAATCGGAGTCGGTGATTCAGAACAAAATTTTTTGTTTGAGTATATAAAGTTCATCGTGCATCAACATATAGCTGATATTGATTTTTCTGAATGCATGATTGAATGGTATGATCGTTATAGACAGCCATCTTTTATGGCACCACTCACTTCTAGGGGTAAAAAATTGGTACAGCTCATCCATGCATTAGAATATGAGTTAAAATCGCAGGGGAAAATAGAAAATACTGGGGAATTACACGCTGCACAAGCGGGTTTTGTTAATTTGGTTTTTACCCCAAATGAGATTAACAGAATTGAACTTACAAATAATATTCAGAGAGAGTACTTAAAAAAGGCCTAACAACCGAATTTTGTCGAACTGGTTTTCTGCTACGCTCCAAACCAGCAGCAATTGCTAGTGTTACGTCCTCAATTCGCTCATAACAGACATTCACTACAGTTATGGCGGAAAGGTATGCATGCTTGGGATGGGGAAGTCGTGAAAGAAAGGAAGACTGCTGCGCCGTTTGTCGTCGCGTTTATCTTCATCGGCTATGCAAGTCGTAATACAAGGTGGGACAAAACTGAGACACATAAGGCCTCACAATGGCTTGCAAGGCTTTACATGTTTTGATGTGGTGGGACGTGTGAGCGCAGTGTTTATGGGGTAATTCTTTGAATTAGAAACGGATTCTTATAATTCGTAATGCGAAGGTCGTAGGTTCGACTCCTATTATCGGCACCATCAAGAAAATCAATAACTTAGCTTAACTTCTCTAAGAAATTGTATCTTCTGTTATCACTTACAAACGCCTATACGTTGTTATGGGCTTTGGTAGTGTAACACGTATGGGCGAGTAGTTCCCAGGCTCAACCTCGTAACAAGTTCCTTTGAAGCTGGAAGACGTGCCACCGTCTCTAAACCTTCTACCAAAACTCTTAGCAAGATGTTCCACACCTGGCGCGGTGTCCAATGATGCTACACGTCGTGAGACGTTGCAGAGGATAAACAGGCTAAATGATGGGAAGAGTTTTAAGTGCAATAGTGGATTAAAGCCCACCTCTTCAAAACCTAACTTGATCGGGAAAGAATCAAGCTCTAGCACGGTTTCGTCCACCGGAGTACAACGGGTGCCTGATAAGAGAAGAACTGCTAAGACTTCATAGCTTTTGTGAAAAAGCCCTTTTTAGTGGATACGCCTACGGCGCTTATTTTTTGGTATAACCATCAAAGGCGCTTTATGGCTCCTATTGTCTTGAAAATGTATCTTTACTTGTATTGTGTTTTATGCGTAGTCTCCCTGTGTAGTATGTAACTTGTTAATTTTCATATGAATACAGAGGCACACGATGAAAAACATTGCAGCTATCAAACGGAATAACCGCAAGATTCACGCTCGTAAGTTCCTGTCTACGCCAGAAGGAAAAGCCTGGCTAGAGCGAAAGCAACGAGAGAACGAAGAAAGAAAACTCCTTAGTGAGTTGAAATGGCTTAGAGAGGATTTCTGAAAATCTCCAGAGCGCAACAGGACGCATTCTAACGCTGTTTTCATTGCTTGGTATAGGGATGTATAGGTGATGTGTGTTTAATGCGTCTGTGAGCTTGTTTTGTGCCTTATTTTGCATTTTCATAATGCAGGAGAGAACACGGAAAGCCTTAAAATTAATTATTGGGGTATTTAAGGCTATTTTCAGGTTATTTAAGGGTATTAAACTTGATTTAATTGGTTAAAATATAAACAGATAGTTCTGTATCTTATTGATTTATAAGGTTATTTTTAAATAAAGGTAAATAAAAAATAAATAGCCATAAATAGCTATAAATACATCTTAATACCTATATCCCCTCCCTTATGGCTAGATTGCGAGAGGTGCTTAACGCGATTTTCAGCGCCCCCCGATCTGGAAAATCCAGAATCCCCAAATATCAAGGAGGCATTACGCCTCCTCTTCTTCCTTCTTGATACGTTGCACCGTTGAAGGAGCAACATTAAAGATCTCGGCGGTTTTACGCACTGACACGCCATCAGAAAGGGCTTTCTTTATACCTTCTCTATCTACTGCTTTACCTTTACCACGCTTTGTAGGATTGACGGCTTGCGCTTCTCGTTTACGTTCTAGCATCAGTTCACGTTCACACGTTGCCACTGCCGACAACATAGTAAGCATCATTTTTCCCATCGCGCTTGTAATGTCTGCAATGATCCCTTCTTTGTGAAATCGAACAATCACACCTCGATTATTAAGTTGTTCAACTAAAGCAAGGATGTCTAAGGTGTTACGTCCTAAACGGTCGAGAGAGTGCACGTGTAAGGTGTCGCCTTCTCTCAGATAGGCTAAACACGCTTGTAAGCCTGGACGGTTAGTGTCTTTACCAGACAGCTTATCTTCAAAGACTTTATCGAGAGTTACTCCTGCAAGCTGGCGATCAGTGTTCTGATCTACAGTGCTCACACGCTTATAACCGATATTGCTCATAAAAGCCCCTTAATGTATCGATTTGGCACTACTTCAATGCAAATGAGTATACCGTATTCATTTGGTCTGTTTCAAGCCTTATAGGTACGGAATATTACACGATTTAACTGTATTCATTTGGTATGCCTAATGGATACACAGGGGGATAGATTAAATGGTGTTCTGTTTATACAGGTTTATTTGTTAGATCAACAATTTGGCATTTCTAAACAGATGTTTGAACGTTGCCAAATGTCTTGACAACACAAGAAAAGGGCTTGCTATGCCACGCATTACACGAAATAAGGCTGTAAAAACAAAATAAATTTTAAAATTTGCACAAACGAGAGAACTCATTAAGAAACAAGCAGAACATTTTTTAGCCAACAATTTCTGATAGTGCTCTGTAAGCCGCACTACACAAGGCTTTGCGAAAGTGATGTAAAAGTGAAGAAAGTAAGAATTGCACTTTTAAGCTACTTTTCATTTAATTTTTAGTATGGAATTACACAGGAATAAGTTAGGGATATTCTATGATTTACACAGGGAATATAGGGGGGATTATGGCACACACATAGAAAGGCATTACACAGAGTGCTATGTGACAAATGGATGTAACGAGAGGTTACATTCAGCTATCTGAAATGCTCTCTGTAAGAAAGTTGGTAGTAACGGTAGGTCACTGTGAGCTACCCCCACAGAATTCTGTTACCCCTATCAAGTCTAACAGGGGTTTATAAAGAATAATAAACCGATGATACCCCTATCAATATTGATACCCCTACCCCTATCAAAACTGATACCCGATAAGAATAAGTTAATAAGAATAATTAAATAATAATTAAATAATATTCTTTATATCTATATAGGTCACTGTGACCTAGGGGGTAGGTCACTGTGAACTAGGGGGGTAGTTCACTATGAGCTAGGGGGTAGGTCATAGTGAGCTAGGGGGTAGGTCACTGTGAACTACAATAAGACTATTAATAAAACTATATTAGATTATTAATTAGATCATAATAATAATATTCTTTATATCTATATATATATATGATCTTTTGCCTTCCGGCGTTAGCTTCACTCTCTGGCAAGCAGCCTTACTCCGCTACCTTTCGGGCTACGTTGGCTGGCCCGTTCCGCTCACACCGAAAGCAAAGCGTTACTTTCTTCGTGTAACTATCGTTGGCGGTAACGCCCACGAAGAAATACTATTGCGCTGTGCGCAGAAGAGTAATCACCTAACCAATCATAGATTGCTTATGTGTTAACTCTATCTCTCTACCTCGTAATTACCCTCCTACACTTAATAACTCTCGTTATTCTCTGTAGTTGTGTAATTACTCGAAGAGAGAGCGGCTAAAGCTCAATTACACTCTGCTTTCCTCGTGTAATTTCACTAAGCCTCAATACAATTCCACTTCCTACATTCTGTAGTCGTGTAATTGTTTTCGGTGGAAAAGCCAGAGGCGACACCGAAAGAGAATTCTGATCTTATTAATCTTATCTATCTTAGTTATCTTACTTACTTTATCTACTTTATTATTAATAATAGCTTTATAAACTCTGTGTAGCTCTTTGACGCAAGAAACAGAGTTCAGAAAGGGAATCACCTTAGAAAAGTGTTCTTTGCGTCATAATGTGTTTTATGAAGGATTCAGAGGTGTTTCATAACAGGAATGTATAGAGGATACTTTAATTAATTAAAAATAAGGGGTCTAAATGCTTCTCTAACAGCATTAAGCAGGGTAGGGAATGGAAACGCATTGCCTACATATATAAGCTCACTACAGGGCTTTACAGAGCGTTTTATAAAGTGACTCTCTATCTTATATCTACCATTACCTTTTCATATACCTAACAAATACAAAATAAGCCCCTTAAATAAGCCTCTGGCGAGCTAAACAGCCATTACATAAGGGAATGTATTGCTTTTATCAAAATCTCGTTAGAACGCGTTTTAGAGCGTTTTAGACAATAATGAAGAATAGCACTACACAGAAGAGCACGAATTGCTAAGAAAAAATGTAAGTGCATGAAAAAGATCAGATTTTTTGTGAAAAGGTATTGACAAATGTTTCTTTATATGTAATAATAGGTATTAGAGGGACAGAAAAACATTCTTCTCTAAATAATCAAAATCAATGCACTTTGAAGCCGTCAGGCTTGCAAGGTGTTTTTCTTTTAACTGAATAAGGAGTTTTTTATGAAATGGTTTACACCTGAGCACGTCATCCAGGCATTTAAAAAAGGTGAGCTTACACGCCATCAAGTAGTAATGAATCGTAATATGGCAAGGAGTCGAGGTTATCCAGAACGAGCAGCTTGCTTCAATGAAGCACTCAAGATTATTGATGAACTAAGAAAAAATGAAAAAGAATCTGAAACAGAGTAAAGAATAGAAGGAGAAAACTATGAGCGAAACTAAGAAACCAATTCCGCGCACTTACCTACACGTTGACCCTGAAATCTTCAAGGTTTTATTTGCTGAAGCCAAGAAAAGGCAAATTATGGTCAGTGATTTGATGTTAGAAATCATTACTGAAGCAGCAGAGAACATCAAACAAAAAAAGGGTAAGTGATCCTCATTCACTTTAGTAGCGCATTAAGCGTGATTTATAAGGAGATTTTTAATGATTAATCAACTAACTTTTACAAAACACTATGACACGTTTGATAATGTATCAAAGATTTATTCTGATAAATTCCCTCAAGGAAAAGATTTAGATCTATTACATATTGTGCTTTATTTTCGATTCCTTAGTTATCAGGAAAACAACCTTAATTGTTATGAAAGTCACGAAACATTAGCTAAGATTTTTAAGTCTTCATCGTCAACAATTAAACGTAAGATAAACGATCTTAAAGAGATGGGATTATTAGAAACATCCCCACATCCTGATCCGTATATTTCATCTTTGATTTACAATGCTCTCCCTCTCACAGATGCACATATTACTCCCCCAGGAGAATCATCACTCTCTGATCTTTCTGAGGCAGAAGAAGCACAGGAACAACCTAAAGGCCATAAACAGCCTTCTTTTGATGTTCTTGATGATGATTGGGATACGCCTTTGCCGTGGGAGACGGAAGAAACACCTGTTTCATCAAATGAAAAGGTAGCTAATGATAATGAGGAGGATGTGTTAGAGAATTTTGCCTCTCTTATCTGCCAGCAGAAGAATACCAGAACAGCAGGGGCATCATTTATTGAGTTTGCAAATTCACTAGCTTGTAGATACGGGCTAAAACGACCAAATGGTATTGAGGCATATTTTGCTAAGAAACATCCCAAAGTATATGAAGACTTTGATATTCCATTTTAATAAGGAGGGTTATGATTCAATATTTAGTAAAAAATCAAGTAGACAGAATTCAGTGTAATGACACAGGAAAACGCATCTATGAAACACTTGCTTACCTCTATAAAGGAAAGCCAACACCGCTAAAATATAGCGATGTGTTACATCGAGCAGGGTGCTCTGAAGATGGTTTAAAATTCTGGCTTAGACAGCTATCAAATTTCGGTGTTATAGAGATTAAAGAATTATCTTTCTCTACATTCAATCTCAAAAGACTGGATAAAGAAATAGACTTCATCTATTCCACTCTCTAAAATCTCTCTATGTAATTAAAATATAAAAGGAAAACATTATTATGATAGTAGCTATGTATTGGTTATTGTTCTTTATCACGTTAGAAGCATATTTCGGGGTGTTTTCCTTTAAAAGAAAAGGAAAAGTAAATAATGGCAAAAAGAAAAAACAACGTTGTTAAGAAAATCGGTGATTCAGCTTCTCTTCTAAGTAAACCTAAATCTATTCTAAGACGTAAAGACTTTAAAGAGCTAGTTACGCTCACCAAGCAAAATAGCGCCCCTGGCGAATGGAAAACAGAGATCATAGAACATTCTCCCTCTGTGCCTTGTGGAGATGAATTTAACGCCTTACAAGAAATCTTATCTTCAACACCTGGCGTATTCTGGAAACCTAGAAAAAGAAAAGAGTATATCGTTGATAGCTCTGATTTACGCAAATACCAGATTTTAGGATTTGAAGATTATAATCACTACGTCGGTTATCTCGCCACCAATGGCCTAAATAATTTAGTCCCTGAATTCCAAATTTTAGATGGTGCTGATCACTATGGAGACTTTTAATATGAACAAAAACACGTATGACACAATTTACTCACTAATTAATTATTATGAGGATGATTACCTCCTGCCTTTAAACCGTGCTGAACTTGAAGCATACAGAGAAAACACGCCAGCGGCACTCAATGAGGCGTTTAAACACTGGGATTTAGCTGTGAATGCCTTTGAGCACCTCTCTAAGCGTGTAGAGATGCTCTGTAAGCGTGAGAACGCATATCTGACAGCGGATCAGATATGGAGTCTCTCAAACTGGATAGAAGATATTGAATCTGATGTTCGCTATGTGGGAGATGGCCTTGTTGAACTAGCTCAACGCTTAGGCGCTACTATCACAGAAGAATAAAAAAAGCAACAAAAAAGTTGTAAAATATCTTGACATTTCATCTATTGTATGTTAATATAATTATATAGGGGTGATTATTTTTCCTTTATTGGTTCGATATTAAAAATTCTTCTTGTCGTTAAAGGGGAGTAAAATCTCCGCTCCCCGCTTCTCCTCCTTAAGTAATACTGTGTCATTATTACCTCTTTTTTCCTTTGTTATGCATACATCTTGGAGTATGCATAACATAGGGTAATTACATAGGTACAAGTTAATAAAAGGCGGCTCTAAATGCTGCCTTTTATTTTGCCCGTTATGCAACTTAAAAGTTGTATTTCTTACTTTAAACAAGGTAACAAGGTTTATATAAATGTTGTTCTTAAATGATAAAGAGCAAATCATCAAGTATAAAGATGAAATGCTGAAAATTAATCCACAAATTACCGAAATGGTAGCTAAATACGCTGGGTGTTCTGTAGAGGAAGTAGAAAGATGTGTTGAAAAATATTTTTCTCCTTCTTCTCCGTCTACACCTTCCCTTAATGAATTAATCAAATTAAAAGCTAAGGAGATTACTAAATGATTATTGATTTAGACACTCTGTTTCCAGTTAGAAAGACTTTCACAGATATTGTAAGTTATTGTACTGATCCGTTTGCCTCTGTAGAAAGCAAGGTTTTTGCTTCTCTTCCTGCTGATGTTGAGTGTGGCGACTTGATCACAAGCACGGGCGCTAAATATGAATCAGGAGATGATATCTATGTTGTTATGAGTGAATTTGTAACGGCAGGAGAAAACAAGCCTGTAGATGTGCTACGTAGCAATGCTGGCCTTGTGTGCATTAAAGCTGATGCCCTGAATGCTGTAAGTGAAGCAGCAAAAACAGCATTAATTAAAAAAGGCTTCCAGCTTGAAGGCTTTAATACGGTTTTCACTTCTTAATAAAAGGAATAATAATAAATGATTCTAGGTAATGATTACGTTGATTTAGCTCCTCTGTTCTCTGCGCATAGCACTAGAAACTATCTGCTTTCTACTCTTGATTTTACGGATTCTGTAGGGGTTACATCTCATAAAGTAGCTGTTTCCCAGCTTGTCGAAAGCAACGAATCTCTGTTCAACAAAGAAACCTCTCGTTTCTCTTCTGAACACAATGTTACTAAGCGAGAACAAGGTAAAGAATGGCTGATTGAAATCCCGTATTTTCTTCGTGAAGATGTGATCCGTCCTTCTGATGTTCAAGGCAAGCGTAAGCCTGGCACTGATTTTCAGGAAACACTCACTGATATCTATGCTGACTATGTTGCAAAACATCACGTAGCGTATCAGCGTACAAAAGAGAGCGTGCTAGCTGCATCTCTGTTTAGCGGTAAAACTTACACACCGAAAACTGATGATGTGTTAATTGAGTGGGGCAAGCTGTTTAACGTATCAGCTATGAAAGCCACTGTGAACGCTTCCAGCACTGACACCACGAAGATTTTTAAAGAATTTGATCAGATTGCTACTGATATTATTGAAAAAGCACAGAGTCAGGCGGCTGCTGTAGAGCGTATTGTTGTTTTCTGTAAACCTGACGCCTTCTCTGCAATTCGATTCTCTGCTGGTATGGCAAACGCATTCCAGTATGTAAGCCCACTGGAAGAAGGGAACGTTGTGTATCAGCGTCGTGACCTGCTGCCAGGAGTGACAGCGTTCACTATTCCAGGAACTAACATTGATGTTATTAAACTGGTAGATCCGCTACACCTGGCACATATGACCGCAGACGCTGTAGCTGTGCCTAAATTCGCTAAAGGCTCTAACGTATATCAGAACATCTACGGGGCTGCTTCCAGCACCTTTGAACTGATCAATGCCGCCCCTACTGAGGTCTATAGCTACAGCTATGAATCTTCTCGTGGTGATGCTGTTAACGTTGTTACAGAGAATAGCCAGATGGTTGTAAACCACGGTGTAGGCTTCTCCGTTCAAATCACTGTTAAATAATATTTTAACGTGTAATAGAGGCGTGGCGTGTATTCACGCTTCGCCTTTTTTTTATTTATTTTTAAATTTTGAGAGGTGATTAAAATATGGAAGTGATTTTGAAATCAAAAAATGGTGTGCACGTACATCTAGATGCTAATGATTCTAGAGGCTTGTTAAATCTGAAATATCTCTGTTCTCTTTTAGATGTTCCATATGAAGGAGTAAAAGCCCGTATGTTCAGATTAAACGAGAGTATTGATCAGGCTCTACACCATTTCTTAAGTAAAGAAGGTGATAAAAATGATTAATAAGGGGATTTTAAATGTTAGAAATTAACACTTCTAAAATTAAGAACACAGTTACATTTAGTGTAGATAAAGACAGCTTGAAAAAAGCGAAAGACTCTATTACAAGCCTAAAAGAATTCACTGATAATATCAAGCCAGCTAAACTGAGGTTTGATAATGTCACTAAAGGCTATAAGAAAGCACAAAGCGAAGTAGACAAGATTGCTCAACAGAAAGCTAAAACAGAAAAACAGAATCAAAGAGCACAAGCTGCCGCAGCAAGAGCACAGGCAAGGCAACAGCAACAAATAGCAGCACGTAAGGAGAAAGCTGAACTAAAGCTTTTAGACGTTGGATCAAGCATTAGTGCAATGCACCGCCTCTCTGTAGCGGAACAATATAAAGCTATTGCACAGGCTAGAGAGATAGCGAAACAATATGAGCAAGGGGCTATCTCGCTTGCACGTATGAATAGCCAGATGAAACGCTTACAACAGCAACAACGTAAGATTAATGGCAACAGAAAAGCTCAATTAGCCCCCGTTAAGGGAGGATCAGGGAATTCCGCCACTATGGGCGCTCTGTTATTTGGAGGCGCTACAGCGGCGGCTGGCGTGATGGCTGCAAGCAAAACCGCTGAATTTATGGCTAATAGCTTCGCTAACGCTGACACGCAAGGTGAGCTAATTCAACGTGCCAAGCTGGGCGGTGTAGACGTTAACCAGATGTATAACATTACAGAATGGGCCTATAGAAACGGCGTTGACTCTATGATGGGTGATCAAGGGGCTAGAAAATACCTGGATCAGATGAAAGATGTTAGGGAACGTGCCGCAAAATCCTACAGTGAAGCTGAATTGGTGAAAGATAAGAAAACCGGAAAATCTGAATGGAAAGGCGGTGATAACGCTATTAATGAACTTCTAAACATCGGTGTTATTAACAAAAGCGACCTTAAAAAATTTGCTGATAATCCAGCCGGATTAATTTCTAAGGCTGTTAATGGAATGATGAAAAAAGGGTTTTCAGACTCCCAAATTGGACAACGTTTAGAAGACCTGGGCGATGATTTGATGCTTACGTCAAAATATTGGCAACGTTCCGTTAAAGATGTACAAGAAAGTATTAATCAGCAAAAAGCCTCTGGAAAATGGCTAACAGAAACACAGCAAGAATCTATCGTTAAATTCAGAGAACTAAACAGACAGCTTTCACAGCTTTCTGATGCAAGACAAGTAGCATTCGTAGACGGCTTTATGAAATCTCTTGATCCAAAAGTAACGGAAGAGTTTATGAAAAACCTTTCTAATCTCACTCCGTATTTTACGAAGCTGGGAGAAGCTACAGGAAGTCTCTTTGAAGCTATTATGAAGATTGTAAACTGGTTTAATCGTAATGATGATAAGACGGAAGCTATTCAGAAAAATATGGGAGATGCACCGCCATTAAGCAATGAAGGAATGAAACAGAATCTTTCTAATCTCGTTCCTGATCAATATAAAGGCGCTGGCACTGCAACAACTACACCTGATAATAGTCATTCTCTATTTAATACGATTAAGGGATTGCTTTTCGATGATAAATCTTCTGTGTCAGATGTAAAAATGTCAGTCAGCGAAGCACCGATAACCAATCTCAAACAGGGTGCTTTAAATAATCTTGCAATGACAACTCCGGCTTATAATTTATCTCCTGTGTTTAATCTGAATCCTACATTTGAAGTGGTAACAGAGGTTCCTCTTACTATTAATTCTGACACATCCAGATTAAGCGATTATGTGGATTTTACAGCGAGAGCAAGTCGGGATAGCTTCTTGAAATCATTAACATTAACCAGCTTATCAGGACAATCCAACGGCGGGTAATTCCCGCCATAACATTACAAGGAAATTATTATTATGGCGACCGCCGGGATTTTAACCATACGTGCAGCAAATACTCCAGAACAACACGTTCAGGCTGTTTACAAAGCAGAACAAGATATAAACTCTACAAAAAACGAAAATAGCAAAGCTAATAAAACAAAAGGAGAGAACGGATTTGCTATTGTTACCAGTGGCTTGGCATCTTCTGGCAATGACGTTTATGAAAATTATATGGCACTGGCCTTTGACAGTGTAGACGATGTGAACGTGAGACGTTCGGCAGATGTCACAAGCTACCCCGTAGAAAATGGTGCTACTGTGTCTGATCACGTTCAAATTAAAAACAATAAGTTTTCTCTTAAAGGAAGGATCACTGAAACACCGATTAAAAGCGATCCTGGCTTGTTAAAGAGTGCAGGGGTGAACGGGAACAGAAGATCATTAGCGATTGATTATCTAAATCAGATTATGGACAGTAGACAGCCTTTTCTTCTTGTTACAGAAAATAAAACTTTTGAGAACGTTGTTTTAACAGGCATCGAATACACAGAAGAAGCAAGCGAATCTCTGGTATTTGATTTGGAATTTGAGCAAATCAGATTAGTGTCGTATGGCACTGTAAACACTGTAGCTCTCAAAACACAGCCATCTAAGAACATCGGGGCTAATATGAAAAAACGTGTTAACACTGAAAAATCAAGTAGTGAAGGTGAAGACACTATTACGCCTGCCTTTAAACAGGAATAGCCGTAAACGCCTCTAAAACGCTCTGTAACGATGTAATTATAAAAGAGGCTACCAATTATGTTGAAGCCTCTTTATTGCGTCTATGGCGTTGTTTTACGCCTTAAATTTGATTTTTTATTGATTGATAAGCCTTTCTCTATTTCAGGGTAGCGTAGAAGCTCAATATAGTTTTTAAGCTCTACTGGAGAAGCTGCATTCTTGCTATATGTGCGGAATGTCTCTGTATTGCCGCGTGTATGGCCCAGGAGAAGGGCGATCCTGTCTTCTGGAATTTGATTTCGATCAAGAAGCTGTGCTACTCCGTGTCTCAGAGAATGAAACACTTTCCTTTCTGTTCCCTTTTCCCCTAAAGCCTTTCGTTTAGCTCTTGTAAATCTCTGCGTGTGCCACGTGGAACGTTTACCATCAGCACGCTCTGTAATGCTGGCGTGATAGAACAAAAAGCCATTATGAGGCTTTTCACGCAGCGACAACACCAACGGAGTGATAAGGCTATGTACAGGCACAACACGCGCCGCAGCTTTCGTTTTTCCCTGTGTGATTTCAAAACACAGCACACCTTCGATCTCTTTCACATCGTCTATTGTGAGACTTGCTATCTCATTGATCCGCATACCTGTATAAGCACCGATAAGACACAAAGCCATCATTTCTTTGTTTTCTGCTGAATTACCGGAAAATACTTGCAACACCTGCAATAGCTCTTTGTTAGAAAATGCCTCGTAGCTCTCTCTACTTTGTGCCACATCAAGCCTATGCCCTCGCCAGGGGGAGAGCGCCCTTTCTGGCGCATCGTGGTAACGTGATGAAGCTAACTCCCATAGCTGGGCCATTGGGCTGATATAATTTGCAATTGATTGTTGTGAAAGGGTTTTTTGCATGTGTTCAATCCAGCCTGTAACAGTGGTGCGGCTCACATCTTGCAATGCAATATCAGGCTTTTTACGGTAGGAGAGAAACATCTCTACCGCTTTTCTTGCCTTAGCTAAAGTGGCTGGCTTCTTCTTCGTGCTGTTAATTGTCAGGTAGATTTCAAGAATTTTAAGCAATGACGGACACGAAGACGCTGTATCTTGCATTCTGGTAGCTGTTTTGGCGTATTTAGCCTTACTGCGTAACAGTTCCAGCGTGTTCTCTATTGTGCTGTTTACAGGGGCGACACTCTCCCGTAAGCAATGGTATTCATCTGCAATCTGATCACGCTTTCTACGTGCAACACGAAGATTACTTGTGTGCAGACTCCTGACAAACGTCCTTTTTCCTTCAAAAAAGGGCTGCATATACACAGGCAGCGTGATCCTTAAATAGTAGTTACCGTAAGAATCACAGATTATGTATTGATTGGGCTTGTATCTCATAAACTCCCCGGCTAAAGTGTCGGAGCGTTTGTAATGTGAAAATTGATTGTAACGCATAGAAAATGATGATTTTTTCTATAAGATTCAATCAATTAGTAATGGTCGTAGGTGATGGCATTAACACGAGATTAATCGAGTGTTTTACTCCTATTATCGGCACCATTCTAACGTCTCCCCAAGTCTACTCAAGTATTTAAAAACCTCTTATAATCAGTATATTAATGCCCCTTTTAGTCTTTTGACGTCTATTTAAGTACCCCAAACTCTACAAGCAATTGAGGGGATTTGCTGTTCAGTTTAGTGGAGATACCCCCAAGTGAAACTCAATGCCCGTCAAATAGACACTGCCAAGCCAAAAGAGAAGGCTTACAAGTTGGCTGATGGTGGTGGTCTGTACCTCCTGGTAAAACCTGGTGGAGGAGAATATTGGCGTCTCAAGTATCGTGTAGCTGGTAAAGAGAAGCTGTTAGCACTAGGTGTGTATCCTGAGGTCACCTTAGCTGATGCTCCTGCAAAACTTGAAGAAGCTAAAAGAGGTATCTCTGGGGGAATCGATCTGATGGAAGTGAAGCGAGAGGAAAAGATTGCCCGGGAAACGCAGTTAAACAACACCTTCAAAGATATTGCCCTTGAGTGGCACAGTAACAAATTATAATCACAATAATAGTGTATATAATTATACATTGTATGCTTGGTAATCATATAATGATAAAAGCTTCCGATAATCAGTATGAGATTTGTCCTTAAACTCCTGGACATGCTTTTCTAAATCTTCCAATGGTATATGTCCATTTATACAAATAAAATTCTAGTGATAAATACCTTCAGGTATGATTAGACAACATCTTTATTCGATGGGGGTTAATCTATATTTGATATCTTTCTTTTAAATAACAACGCCATTAAAAACGCTTTGTTTAATGACGTTTTTTTATTGTTTCCTATATAAAGCCTAACCAGCATAAACATTGGTGGCTCTTATGCTCATTGTAATTAAATGAGAGTGTGATTAATGTCTTTATATATTCTGGTAGTTATTCTCTCCAGAAGAATACATTGTAAGAAGATGACTGTTAGTATGTTTTAACATCAATTAACATTAAGGTTTGATAATAATTTTTTGTTGGCGAGTTCAAATGTTTTCATTTCATCATCTGATAGCCCGCTCCAGATTTTCTTTAGCATTACATTTTGAGTGTTTATTAGTTTTTGAGCAAGTGTAACTCCGTCAGGGGTTAAGCAAATACTTTTGCTTCGACGATCGTTTTTATTATTAATTCTTTTGGCAATATTCTTTTTTTCTAATTTGTCTATGATGTGTGTGATGTTTGTTTTGGAGAATTGTAACTCCTTGTAAATATCAGAAGGGGACTGACAATAATCATCAGACATATATAATGAAACTAACACCATAAATGTTGAAGTGTTTATTCTATACTCGCTCAATTCATTTTCTATAATACTCTGGATTTTGTCATTTACTCTAATATATAAGTGTATTAACAGACTCTCCTGAGCCGGGTATGCCGGATTTTTGATTTTTTTGTAGTTTGTTATAGTTTTTAATAAATCTATATTATTCATAATTCCACCACACGGCAAAAGAAAACTCATGAAGATTACTCAACCTGAGTGTTACATGAAGTATCGTGAACGCCGGAAAATCTAAGTTCCAGCCTGTACCGTAATCAGATAATCGCAGCAAAGGGACAAAGCAATAGTCCCTTTGCTGCACAGCATCAGAATGAATAACGAATATTAGCGTTTATCGCATCATCTGTGTTGTATTTACCGAATGCAGAGCGTTCAACTTCCAGCCCCAGACGCGTATTGTCGCCAAACCGGGCATTTAACCCCACACCGTAAAGCATACGACCGTCTTTTCTGCCATTAATCTGATGTTCTCCCGCTGCATCCTTCAGGTGAACGTCAGCACTGTCCGTCAGATCGAACTCATAATGCAGGCCGGCACGGGCTGTCAGACTCCAGTCCTTACCACTGAAGGTTTTACCGGAAACAACGCCGGTTCTGCCTACCAGAGGATTAACGCTGTTACGACGCATTGAGACATCCATTCCACTGTCGTTCCAGTTAAATGTTTGGCCCTGCAGTCTTCCCCAGACCAGTTCCGCCTGAGGTTCAACAAACGTCGTATCTGTCAGATGATAACGGTATCCGACTTCTGCACCTGCATACAGTGAATGGCTGCGGAAGTTCTGTTTACCAGCTCCGGCAAAGTTCAGGTCATATTTGTTTTCATTGTGAATATATTTGGCAATCAAATCAAAGTAAGCGCCGGACCGGAACAGACCACTGGCATAGAAACCACCACCCCATGATTTTGTTTTACCGCTGTACAGGCCTGCTGACGCATCTGTGTCAGTGTAGGTGGCCATCACGCCGGTAAACAGGTCCATACTTCCCAGTTCGTGCTTACGGTCAGCCCCCATCTGCAGCAGGGTATAGTGGTCAGTGAAACCGCCATCAGCAGAGCCGGAACCGTTCAGCAGACGCACCCACGTACCGGCTTCGCCGTTAATATCCCTCAAATCGCCCATGCGTTTGTTCAGGTTGTTAACTTCAGTGATGAAGTTGTTATAGCTGATGTGCATGAATGTGGCGGCAGCCTTACCCTGGCCGTCGTTACGTGCAACCTGGTAACCATCGAGGACCCACTCTTTTTTCCCGTCCTCTTTTCTGACACTAAGGGTGGGGGTGACATCACTGAATCCCACAACCCGTGTTGATGCCCTGAACAGATTATCAGCTGTCGCTTCAGGTGCGCTGACCAGTGGAATATCAAGCGTGTCCTTGTCAGAGGGTTTTTTCAGGAAGTTAACCCAGATGCTGTTGTCATGACCTGTTGCCGACTTGTTTATCACCAGTTTGTCTGCCTTGTTAAGGTCTGTACGCATGACAAATGCTGACTGAACCGCGTCCAGATTATCTGTTGTCAGTGTCGTGAACGATGATGTTCCCCCGTTAAAACCGACTATTGTCCGGTTAAGTTTCATATTTCCTGCCGTGGAGTTTCCGTTCATCGACCACTGGGTGTCTGTCATGCTGACGGTGGCATCCGGTGCATTCAGGCTCCCGCTCCAGGTATTGCGGTACCCGTTAAACAGGCTGTACAACATCTGATTCTGAAGAGTCAGGTCAGGACTCAGTTCCCCTTCCCCTCCGAGGGTGACAGTCCCTTTATCCTGAACATTGATATTACCTGACAACATACTGTACGGCCCCACGTTCAGGCGGGCATCGTCTCCCTTCAGGTTCCATGAACCGGCATAATCGTATACAGGTAAAAGTGTGTGAGATACCTCATCAGGACGGCTGTTCAGACTCAGGGTGGCATCAGAAATATTCACCGGACCGTCAGAAACAAAACTCTGACTGGCCAGAACATTTGCTCCCTTGTTCAGATTCAGGGCGGTACTGGTCAGCGTTGAGTTCTCCAGAACGGCACTGTCTGAGGAGATATTCACGGTACTGTTGTTCGCCTGTATTCCGCCATTGAATATCTCATTGATATTCAGCACTGACTGATTATCCAGGTTGACGGTGCCGTTGAAGACGCTTTTATCTGCATCTTTAGTTGCAACAGATGTGCCTTCTTCAAGGGTAAATGCTGTTCCCTGGCCATCTTTTTTGTCGATAAATACCCGACTGTCGCCCAGCGTGACGCTGGAGTTATCTGCCTGGATGGTTGTGTTCAGTGTGGCATTGCGGCCCAGACCAAAGTCTGTATCTTTTAACACGAGCGAACCAAAGCTGAACGTCCTGTTCTCCCAGTCATCCTGTGTAAATGAGGTGGGCTGTGTCAGAACGGAATTGTCGCCCAGAGACGAGACTGTATTTGCAATACTCTGAGACGTTGAAGCATGGATAACCGGGTGGCCCTGAATGGTCAGACGACCGTTTTCCTGAGTAAATGTACCGGACATATTCGCTGAGCCGTCCAT